TTCGACGTTTCGTGATTGCAGCAATCTCTCCGGTTCGATTCCGACCGATCTCTTCAGATACAATACCCAGGTTTCGACGAGTGGGTTTTATGCGACGTTCTTGAATTGCACCAATCTCTCCGGTTCGATTCCGACTGTTCTTTTTAGATACAACACGCTGGTTTCGACGAGTGGGTTCTATCAGACGTTCTACGCTTGCTCAAAGCTTACCGGTTCCATTCCGACTGATCTCTTCCGCTATAATACGCAATGCACATCTTTTAATTCGACCTTCTATCTGTGTCCTAAACTCCAGCAAAACGCCAACATCTTCTATGCGGATGGCGAGCAGAGTACCCGCTTTCTCAATCAGAGCGTGGACTTTGCCAACTGTTTCCGTGTGACCTCGTACACCGGTGATCAAGGCGCGGCCCCGGATTTGTGGAACTGTAATTTTGGCACCGGTACGCCGATTAAAACCGATTGCTGGCAGGGTCATTCTGTTTCAACTGTTTCAAACTTCGCGGATATTCCCGCTGACTGGAAATAATCATGGCCTATAGTATCGAAGAACTGTAAAGTCTAAACCGTATAGTTCTTCTAGACGTTTCATTGAAGTTTCTTTATCTACCAATGGGTTATAAAGCAACTTCAATGAAACGTCTAGAAGAACTGTTAGACTAGAATCTACGGTTTTTTTAGAACTATTCCGTCGAACTGGAAATGAATCTAACCTTACTCTTCTCCTTCCCTAAGGAATTCTAATGGCATCACTTAATTTTCCCCCTAACCCCCTATTAAATGATATCCATACTGAAAATGAGTCATCCTGGAAGTGGAATGGAGTAGGCTGGGTCTTGCAGGCAGATATCACTGTCTCAGATTTTGCAAAGACCTTGATAGATGATGAAACTTCAGGGGATGCTAGAACAACCTTAGGACTTGGCACATCTGCGTTAACGTCGGTACTGGATTCTGGAGTGGCATCAAGCACAGATCTCATCTCTTCAGGGTGGGCGTATGACCATCTGGCTAGGTGGCATATTCTGTCAGCAAATACTGGGGAATTAGGTCAGGCTTCTTTGAACGATATTGGAGAACCAGGGGGATTAGGCTTTGGGGTTGGGATCTACCCTGGAGCTCTTCCTGCGGGATTTACGGCTATGGCAGGTTCTAGGAATAGAGCCTCAGACAACTATGGGAATTACCAGTATTCTGAGGGGTCCATCATGTGCTGGATTCCTCTCTTCTACTACCGAATTGGCCATGCTGGCAACCCGACCTATCCCACCTACTTGTTGAACTCGGTAGACATCAAACCTGAAAGTTTCTTTCCTGATGTTGCTGCTGCAAATGCTTCGGGGTATGCTTTGCACCGAGCCTTCTACGATGGTGGAGTGGTCAAGAGAGGCTTCTTTGTTGACAAATATGAGGTATCCAACAATGGGGGGATTGCCAGTTCTCTAAGGTATGGGATTCCCTTAACCACCGCAGCAGCCCACAATCCCATTTCAGTTCTTTCAGGTACCCCGACCAATGCCTACCATGGATGTTTAGTAGGGGCTAAGACCAGGGGGTCTGACTTTTTCTGCAATTCGATCTTCATCTATTCAGCCTTAGCCCTCCTGTCCTTAGCCCATGGTCAGGCCGCCAATGGAACCGCCTTCTGTGCCTGGGCTCTAGCCTCTAAGAACTTCCCGAAGGGCAATAACAACTCCCTAGTTGACTATGATGACACCACCGTCAAGTTTACCTCTAATGGTCATGGAACCTACCCCGCCTGTGCAAAGACGGGGTCAGGAGACCTGTTCGCCAAGACCACCCACAATGGTCAAAACTCAGGAGTGCCTGATCTCAACGGCAATCTCTGGGAAGTCTCTATTGGGGTAACCTGCATTGCCTCCTCCAAGACCATTGAGGGCGCCTCCAAGGCCAATCCCTGTGAACTCACCATCACCAATCATGGGTTCCTTTCAGGTCAGGTCATCATGATCACCACAGTGGTCGGGATGACTCAGCTGAACGACAAACTCTATACCCTCTCTAAGACTGGTGACAATACCTTCACCCTTGATGGAGTTGACAGTTCGGGGTACTCCGACTTCACTTCTGGGGTAAACTCTGTAACTTCAGGGACTTTCTATGCCGCCAAGACGTCTACGGCTATGAAGACCTTTACCTCTGGGGAGACCTTGGCCACTGACCATTGGGGGTCAACTGGGGTAGGTGCTTTGATGGAGGTCTTTACCCCGGCATTTGCTACAACGGCTGGGGTAAATGGGGTTGCCCAACGGTACGGCAATTCAACCGCCCAAGTCCTTTCTTCAGATACTTCTGGGAATGGCTGGGTTCTTTCTGGGTTAGGAACCCCAAAGTCAGGGGGAATGTCGGTTTCAGGGACCGTGACGTTTGGTCAGGATTACTTCTACCAATACATTAGAAATCAACTGTGCTTACTCTCCGGCGGTGGCTGGTACAACACGTCTACTTCTGGTCTCTGGCACCGGTACTGGGGCAGCAATCGTCCGAACTCCGTCATCTATGTTGGGTTTCGGTGCGCCGCCTATCTGTGACTTGTGGGGGAGGGACGAGAGTCCCTCCCGGAGAACATTCTATGAGACTTCTAGTTCACTAAATAGTTAGGTAGGAACGCATCACTCTGGGTCATCCCACATAGAAGAACTTTCACCCCAGTTCTTTTTACTGGTTCCTGCAAGAATTTAAATCTCAAAGGAACTGTCGATGGACAACAAGGATTATCCAATTCTACGTAGAAATGCTGATTTTCAATTTGTAGAAAGATTGACTCAGTTAGAAGAGAAACTAAAACTATATCATGAGGTGCAGCAGGAGTTACAGAAGGATTTAGATCGAATAGACCAAAGTATTCAATCATCCTTGGTGAAAATAAACACCGTTATTGATATTCAACAAACCTACAAACCTACCATCGATTCATTTTCTAGGGTGATGTCAGCTGGGATAGTTCTTCGTTGGACAATTATTTTCGTCATCGGGACTTTAGCCGCTATTGGGACTATGTCTACCGCAATAGAGGTGGTGCAGAAATGGATGAAATAATTCATCAATCAGTCTGGCTCGCAAAAACCATCATTAAAACCCTCTATAGTACCGAAATCATATAAATTCATATAATTTCTAGACGCTTCACGAAGGATGCTAAGTGATGTCTAGCATCAAATAGACTTACAGCCTCTCCACGTCTGTATTCGACATACTCTGCCGAAGGAGGTTTCTAAAAAACCTTCAAAACTAATCCTCTTATTGGTTTTCTAAGAGGATTAAGAGTGTAGAGTTCTTACGGGTTCTACACGGTTATTTATAGTGATTTAAATTTGTCAACTATATAATAGTACCGAAATCATATAAATTCATATAATTTCTAGACGTTTCACGAAGGATGCTAAGTGATGACGAGCATTAAATAGACTTATAGCCTCTCCACGTCTGTATTCGACATACTCTGCCGAAGGAGGTTTCTAAAAAACCTTCAAAACTAACCCTCTTATTGGTTTTCAAAGAGGACTAAGAGTGTAGAGTTCTTACGGGTTCTACACGGTTATTTATAGTGATTTAAATTTGTCAACTTTAAATTTCTAGTAAGGAGTTAATAATGAAAGTAATAGGGTTTGGGTTAGGGGTACTCTGTTCATTAGCAATCATAGTCCAGTATCTGTCTTGGACGTCCTTTAAAAATGCAGGGGCTAGATTCACCGCTGCTGATGGTCAAGAACTTTGTCTTCGAATTAGGCGGTTAGAAGAAGTCTCCTATGGCTTTAAAGACAAACAACTTCAGCCCTTGAAATGTAACTACACCGCTAAGGATGCGTTGAAATGAAACTTCGTGATCTTATTGAAAAACTTACTGAGATTGAAAAATCTGTCTGCTACATTGCTCATCCTTCCATAGCTGGGGATGTTGAGTTCATAATCGATACCCCGAAGTTTATCTTTGAATTGGAAGTGGCTGAATTTGATATAGATCATTCTATGGGGTGTGGGTGTGAACTTGGGGCTATTGTCAGACTTACGCCTAGAAATAATAAACTTCAAGACTTGTTGGGGAACTTAGATGAAACTTTTTCTTGAATTGTTTGAACTGTTGATGATTTTCATTAGTTTCTTCACGGTGATTATCGGGACTCCTATGGGGATTGCCTGGATCATTCATCTAATCATGCTGTGAACTAAATTTTTAAAAAAGTTTCTTCCAGTTCTGAAATGGTGTCACGGTCATGTAAATTTATTTTTCTTTGACCCCGAAAAAACACTTGAACTCTACCCCAAAATCCGTTATCATTCTTTTTGTAAACTAAACAACGGAGGAAGAAAAGATGGCTAAGGTTGAGATCAACCCGGTTGAACTGGAACTGATTAAGACGGTCAAAGAAGTGTTCAACAACTCCAATGTTCGTTACACCCAAAAATATTCGACTAAGCGGAAGAACTTTCCCGATCGTCGAAATCACAAGTTCTGGAATGTTGGCTTTGATCAAAGGAATGGTGACTTTGCCCAACTTGAAAGTGGATTAAAAACTGAAGTGGCTAAGATTTCAGGGGACTATCAAGTTTCTGTACAGATGCCCAAAGCAGATTGGGATGTGGTGTCAGTTAAACTGGTCTATCTCCCACCAAAAAACTAATCAAAAAAGAATTGAAAAGCCGGCGGTTAGCCGGCTTTTCAATGACTGTCATTTAAAGAATAATCTACCACTAGGTTAAATCATTGGTACTGCAGATGTAATCTACAAAGCTATTTAGACAGTCGATTCATCTACGATGATAAATGCATCGTAGTTTTCTCGTCTGAAATTCCCGATAAATAAAGTAATGAAGATTTCTTAGTTTTATGATTTAGGGGATAATAGCATAAATGACAGCCCAAACGGTTTTTTGTAATCAAAATATAGATGATGTTGGCTTTATCTTTAGTGGTGTTGCTAATGCTGCTACTACTGCAATGAGTTCTCCTTTTGGTAACTTAACCTGGACTGCTCGTACTCTATCCGCTTCAAAAAACTGGAATGGCCTAACCTGTGGAAATGGCATTGTTATGGCTGTTGCCTCAGATGGAACAACCAATCTTTCAATTGATGGGATGACATGGTCTGCAAGTATTGCTATTTCAACAGGAACTGCCTGGTCAGATCTTGCATTTGGTAATGATACTTTTATTGCTATTAACAACTCTTCAAATTTAAGTGCATTTATAAACTTAAAAACTAACTCTTATTCTGGTTGGACAACCTCTAATCTCCCCTCATCGACTACCTGGAATTGTATTGAATTTGGAAATGGGTTATTTGTAACCGTGGCTGCAAATACCACATCGTGTGCATATTCCGCAGACAATGGGGTAAACTGGACCCCGGTTGTTCTTCCTGCAAGTTTAAACTGGGCAGATTTAAAATTTGCAAATGGCTATTTTGTGCTAATTGCAAATGGATCTAGGGATGTGTATACCAGTTCAAACGCAACAGATTGGACATTGAATTCAAACGCATTACCTTCTGCAGAGGCCTGGGCAACTTTATCTTGGATAGCAGTAGGGGTAAATGGGACCTGGCTTGCTACTGCATCCTCCGGGGCGAATGCTGCATATTCTACCACTAATGGCTCTAGTTGGAATGCAACTACAATGATTGCATCAGCAAACTGGAAAGCAGCGTGCGGGGGTAAATCAAACTGGGATGGACGTGAAGTTTTTATTGCGGCCCCGCAATCGTCTACTGCGGGTACCTTCTCCTATAATGGAATAACATGGTTTTCATTTACTTGCACCTCAGCAGCTTGGAATAGACTGGCTTGGACTACCCCAAAACTTATGACGGGTGACACTTTAACCATAACCAACAACTCTACGTTAACCGTAAACTCTACTCAAAGTAAAAGTTTGGCATCCATTACCATTACCTCAGGAAAACTACTTATTCAGAACAATTCAACCTCGACTCCCTTGAGGTTTGGTATGAGTAAGATAGATTCTTCTGCTGCGTTAAATCACATTACACCTTCTTCCGGACTTGGAATCGTAGAAGTTTCAGGTAACTTCATTGAGTTAGGTACCTCTAATGGTAATCCAAATCAAACAGTAACTAGTCCTTATTCTACTGGGGACTTTATTCCTGCCCTTTGGGTAGAAACAGGTAGTGGTACTGGAGTGTATGAACTATGGCTTAACGTTACTGGGGCAAGAACATTTGATCCCTACATCTACTTCAGAAATGGATTCAATTCAGTAGGCAATAAAAATAATGGGAAGGTTTTTACTCAAGGGGAAAAACCAACTGCGGTTCAATATCTAAAATTGTCAAACTGTAACAGTGGGGCTGCTTCTAATGTTATAACGTGCTCCTCGACAACCGGGCTTGTACCAGGCACCTGGCTAACAGGTAGAAACCTACCTTCTCCGGCAATAGTTGAAGAAGTTATAAACTCCACTACTTTCACTATCCATTCAAAGGTTACTACCACAACTACCAGTTTTCCAATTATTGGAATTCTCCCTCTGTGTTCTCAATACTCAACCACATTAACGTTTGGTGATGGGACTAACGGGGCTATTCCAGTTAATGAAGCAAAGATTAAGATTCCTAATATCCTTCTTACAGACTATACCAATGCGTTGTTTATGAATGGAGCATGGAGTGCAACAAACCAACCATGTAGTTTTGTAGGAACTAATGGCGGCACGTTCTCATTTTCTAAGTGTTTATTTGGAGAGTCTTATTCAAATTTTACTCAATCAAACAGATTAACCTTTTCAGATGTTGGATTTAGTTATATCCCTTATGTTAGTGAGTGTTACCAATTAACATTGTCTAAAGTTGGATTCGCCCTTCCCCCCATTGTTCAGGTTGTTGGTGCTGCAACTGCATTAGGGGCTACCGGGTCAACCAATTCTACCACGACTGTAACTACCCCCGCGACTAATGCAATAATTCCAGGAGTTCTTCTTACTGGAACAAACCTACATGCGTGTACGGTTTCTACCGTCAATTCAAATACTCAGGTTACTGTATCAGTTGCTGCATTTGGAACATCTGGCTCTATTGCGTTCTCCTACTATGGAGTGCGGTCTCCCCGTGACCACCGAATGACTATATCAAACACCATTGGAATTTGTTCTGCGTACAGTGCTATTCAATGGCCGTATGTTTCTAATGCTACATTTACGGATATTTCGTTAGCCTATGGCGGACATCTTATCAACGGGGCAAACTCAAACCAAGCATTAGGGGGTGCTGTTTCTGGGGCATTTAATATCCAGTATTCTAATAATGTTTCAGTAAATGGACTGAATATATTTCAAGTAGGTTCTTACTCTAGATCAAGACCCTGGAACACAGCTATTTCCTCTTCTGTTTCTGGAGATACTCAAACATTTTCAAATGTCAAAATTACCAACATGCAGGTTCTTGCTGCATCTGCAGTTTCCAATATTTCATTAAGTAATGTTACCCACTCACCAGGAATATACAATGAAGGATATAATTGGAGTTCTGGGTTTAGAGCATTTTCGAATCCAGCAACTGAGACTCAACTTAGTAATGATACACGTTACTATTTTAAGACTAGATCATTCAGAACAATAAATTTTGAGGACAACAGCAGTTATGTAGACGGTTTAACCTCTTGTGGTGTAATGAGTAATCCAGAAATTTATAAATTCTCTCCACGATATATTTCTGCGGTACCAAACTTTAGTACAACTATATCTCCTTGTTTATGTTATGGGAATGGATTGTGGTTATCAATGAATGGCACCGCCGCCGCTGGGGCACAGACAGTTATTGTTTCTGAGGATAACGGGGCAACTTGGACTTCCTATCTACTACCCATAGCCAATACAACAGCAAGTGTTTTTTGGCGTGATTTAATTTATGCCAGTAATCTAGGAGCTTTTATTGCCATAGGTGCAGGTGGGGCAGCATCTACTCTTACTGCATACTCAACCAATGGAAAAGATTGGATTGTAGCACCTACCGCGTTGGCTTCTGCAATTTGGCAAAAGGCGGCATTTGATAATACACTCACTAACAAATTCGTAGCAATTTCTGGTGGCGGAACTGCATCTGCAATAACTTCATATTCAACTAATGGGTTGGTTTGGGCGGCAGGATCCGGGATAGCTTCTGCACAATGGATAGATGTAGCCACAAATGGGGGAGGACGGTTTGTAGCTATTGCAGGAGGTTCTGCCGTAGGTACAGCTACTGCCTATTCAACGAATGGAAATACTTGGTCCGCTGGAGGAAGTAATGCATCTAGCCTTTGGCAATCTATTGCTTATGGATCAAGTAAATTTGTCTGTATTTCAGCATCTGCTACCAATGGACCTACTGCATATTCAACGGATGGGGCTACCTGGACTCCTTCAGTCGCCCCTACTCTTAATACTGGAATGAACTGGAATAAGATTATCTGGACAGGAAGTGTCTTTGTAATCTTTGCTGGTCCAACTCCATTAACCACAGCAGCCCCTACTGCAACAACGGCAAGCCAATATTTTGCTACTTCCTCAGATGGAGTAACCTGGTCAGCATTAAAATACTTACCTGATTTTACTTTCTGGATAAGTGCGGCAAGTAACGGAAACGCAGTTGGAGTAATTTCAACAAAAACAGGAAGATTTGCATACACTTCAGATGTTACTGCGGGAACTCCTACCTGGACATTGTCTACTACTGCATTACCTGTCTGGAATAAATTATCATGGTTTCAACAAGATCCCTCATTTACTACTACCTTTTCAAACTTAACCTCAGTAGAAACAACTGCGGGATCTAACATACTTACATGTGCATCTACAAGTGCATTGTTCGTAGGAGCAGTTTTAGTTCTGACAAACACTTTAACTGGATCTGTATATTTAGGCACAGGGGCTGCTGCTACATTATCTAACGCAGCAATAGTTACTGGCATAACCAATTCTACTACCTTTACTATAAATTCAAATGCAGCCAGAAGTGCTTCAGGGCTAACAGTAACCGTTTTCAAGAATGTTTATCAGTTATTTAGATCTACTACATCAGGATTTACAGACAGAAGTGAATCGACTTTAATTGGGTCTACTGCAACTGCGGGATCTACAGGCTCCTTTGTCGTGGAAGATACTTTCAAAGTAACTGCTAATACCAGTTATTTCTATAGATTAAGAAAACTCTCTTCTTCTACTACCTTGGCTGGATGTTCTGGATCCTCAGGAACTTCTACCATAACTACCTCTAATAATTTTTACAACTGGAAAACGTCTACTGCGTTAAGCGGACTTTCTGGAACAAATATCCTTTCTTCAAGACTTGAATCGTTTTTTGCATTAGGAATTATTCCAGGATGTATTGTGACAGGGACAGGGATCCCAAATGGAACTACCGTAACTGAAATAACCAAATATGATACTTTGCTATTATCCAATAACCTAACTCAGGATATAAAACCCAGAGGAAGCTCATTAGTTACCGTAGGATTTAGTCCAGGCCCAGGAATGTATGTCTATGGGTCAACAGTAGGGCTTGATTGTATGGTAGTTTCTGTTGATTCATCTTCCAGTATAACAGTTTCTATAAACAATACCAATACATTCTCTAATCGAACATTAACCTTTGTCTATGGATTTGAACTACCTGAATTTGAATGTATTCCACAACTACCTGTTATAATTCAGAATAATGTTCTTCAAAGTTCTTCACTAGCAACTACCTGGACTTTATCAGGAATAACCGCAACAAATGCTGCAGTATTAGGTCCTTTAGATAAATTTGTAGGAATAAACGCGGCTGCACCAACTGCAAGTGGATGCCTCCTAACCTCAACTACTGCTAATGGAACAGCAACTCAGGCAGTAAAAACTGGAGTAGGAAGTTCTTACAACTTTTCTATTTTTGCAAGGGCAAGACACCCAGATAACAGAGAATACATAACTTTAAATCTTGCCTTAGGAACAGCAAACCAGACATTTACTCTTACAAATCAGTGGAAACGATACAGTATCAACTTCATTACTACCTCTTACACTACTAATGCAGTTATCACACTGGCTCAATTTGGGGTTCAAGTAGAGGTTCAACAATCACAGGTTACCTTAGGAAACAGTGTTCAAGTACCTATAACACCCACAACAACCACGATAAATTACCTCCTACCACAACAATTATTCTCTATCTCGGCAGTGGGTGGTCTAGCCGGATACTGCATTGACGGGGGTGGAGGAATAGAATCCACACTTGAAGCCGCCCCAACGGGTCAACATTTTGCCCATTGTCATATAGGAACAACTAAAACTTTTTCTGTTTCTAATAGTACTCTTCTATTCTCAAATGAATCTCCTCAAGCCGTAGATACACTTATTGGTGCAACCACTGCAGCAAAGAATATAACTATAGATAATCTTCAACCTATAACCGACTATGTTTCCAATTGTGGTACCTTACTGTATGCAACAACTGGCTCTCAAGGAATAACCATTAAGAATAGTAAGTATGCCGTAAATGGATCTACAGCCTACTTGTATAACCTAACTACAACTCCAGTTTATAATGTTTACCTTCATAATTTAGATATCATGAATCTAAGACCATACGTTACATCGGTTTATCAAGATGGGGCGTCTTCGAATGCAGCTTCAACCATTACTATGCAAAACATTAGGTCTAATCGGACGTCACGATTTGCCTGGAGTGTAGCCACATTAAAAACCAGACTTAATAATGTTGCTGGGTTAAATTCGTATCCGGTATATAATGGAACCACCTGGAACTTAAATACCAACGTTACTACAGATTCGGTACCTATATCAAATATTTCAGTATATGATAATGCGTTCTTCCAGACTAGCTTTGGAAACACTGGAAAAGGAAGTCTATCACTGTTAATGATTCAAAGTACTGAAACAGTTAAACACTACACGATAATGTCAGGGACTCCCACCTTTACTAATAAGGGTGGTTTATTGCTTCCTAATGTCGGGGATCAAATTATCTTTGAAACGCCTTTTAGAATAAAAGGCGTTACTGGATTCTCAAAGAAAGTTCCTGAAATTTATGGTACTGATCTGGGACTAAGTCAAAGTACCTGTTTAGGGGTTCTGGTAGAGTACGATATAGATAAGGGTAGTGGTTACTCTAACACCTGGAAAACAGTTAATAACTCAGCTGCTCAGTTATCGTATGAAAGTGGTATTGATCCTAATATAGGGTTCCTATTAAAACTTAGACTCACTGCTAGGGCTGGGTTAAAATACACCGGGCAAAGCAGCCAGTTCGTAATAGGGGAAACTATCCAAAACGCTACTTCAAATCCTACTGCAACATTTACCGTAGTTGAAGATGAAGTTGCTGGGGCACTTACCACAGGAACCCTCATTGTATCCAATATAACTGGGGAGTGGAACGTCAATAATACCTTATATAATGGGGCAACTACTAGAGCTACAATCACAGCGACTAATTCACAAGTATTTTTTCCTCAGATTACCTCTGAAATCAACCAAATAAGATTGTTTACTGAAACAAATCTTTCTACTGATTATAATTATCCATTGGTTAAACCTTATATTGTTTTTAGTGGATTACAAATAGGATCTGAAGTTAAGGTATTTAGAAGTTCAGATTCAGAACTTATAGCAGGAATAGAATCAGTCTCTTCATCTGATTTATCCCTACAGTATGAATACTATACAAACGTAACTGTCTATATTATGATACATTCTTTAGGATATAAAAGTATTCGATTAGAGGATCAAGTTCTTACTTCTGCTGGACTCTCATTGCTTATTCAACAACAAGTAGATAGAAATTATCAAAATAACTAGGAGAACTCTTAATGGCCTTAATTTTAACAGACCCAACTGCACTCATTGATGGTGGTGATAGTGGAACCACCTTCAATGCCCCATTATCACTTTCAACCGCAGGAAAAACCATAACTATAACTCCTGGATCTGGAATTCTACCCGCATCCGCAGATGGAGTCACGTTACAAGCATTATACTCTGCACTTAAAATTCTATGGAAGAATAATAATACTTATATTAAGTACCCCTTTCCTATTGAAATGATTACTCCAGAATCCGGTGAAGTGATAAATGGTTGGGCATTTGCAAATGAGACTACTAGAAAGGCTATAAGAACTGCTGGATGGGTTGAACGTAATAGTGGTGGAAGCATTATAAAAATGTTTGCAGGTATTATCTCATTAGGTTCGTTGGGAGCAGCTGACCAATCATACTACCAGCATACCTTAGGGGCGGCATCTGTTGATTTTACATTCCCAGGACCTGTGAACGAATCTATTCAGATAATCGAGGATCCTAATGGAGACGGTAATTACGCAGATGGCTATGATAGGAGAAGTTATCTTAGATTGTTTGCAAGAGAATACCAGAAAACCTATTCATCATCACAATTAAGTGATATTGGTGTGTCGTCTATGACGAGTATTGTTTATAGATTCCCACTAGCTAATGCGACAGACTCATTAAAAATTACCCATGCAGACATCATAGTTTCAACTGATCCCCCTTATGACCAGATAGATATCACTTGGCAAAGAGACAGTAATAATTCTTATTCCCTCTATAATGTTATTGGAAACTACTCTCCATCATCAGTCAGTTACATCCTTTCTGATGTGGTAAAAGATACCAGTAACAATAGGTGGTATAAATGCAAGTTGGCCTATACTTCAGATGCAACACTACCCAATGCAAACTCTACCAATTGGGAAGCATACGAAGGAGAACGTATATTGGGTTCTACCTATTTCCCGTTTACAGTAATCATTGATGCTGATAATACCGTCGCAGCAGCAGAATCGGGAGAGGTAAGGTTAGCTCAATTGTATGAAAGAATTCAATATGAGTTAAGACTAGGTTCTGATATAGATGACAATGCAAATGGTTCGGTGGTAGGTAAAACCGCAGAATCCCTTCTGCGGTTTGTTGGTGATACTTTAGTTACTTCCCCAGGGGTGTTTATCGAATCAGTTAATACAGGTGATATTAACAGTATTCAATTCTATGATTCAATGGGAGTCTTGTGTTCATTCCCATTCGTTTCTTCAGGTACACTTCAGTTTAATTCAAATCTGTCAACTGATGATTCTGCAATCTACCGACTGTATTTTTCTACCCTTCCAGGGGGTAAGGATTTTGGAACAGCAAATGCTACCTTAGTAAAAGACTCATTAGGAGTTGACATATCAGGAACCATCGATAACAATTCTACTATTGCATGGTCATTTGCCTATGATTCAAATAACCAAGAAGGTAGGACTCCTGGTACTGATGCAGCAGTTACCTTAGTAGCTATTGGCTTAGCTGATTCTACGTATGCAACTGCAACATCTTTAATAACTAAAGCAACTGGACAGAATATATCAATCTCTGGTGCAGTTGAAAGAAACTATATCAATGCCTAATAGTCGACACTTCGAGGAAAAACCGTGAGTTATTCTTTTGATGGGGGTAATAGGAGAATAAATCTTTCATTTGGTACCACGTACCTGGATATGAAAGATTTATATTCTAGATGGAAAGAATGGGTCATAGCTTCAGATAACTCAAAATATCTGAATGCTTTTCTAGTTGTTGGTGGTGAAGTTCTTCCTGGGGATAGATTTTTAGGAACAACCTACTTCCTTGAAAATGGATGGCGGATAAAACCATATGAGGGATCTCATACTCTGGTAGTAACTGGTAATATCTATACCAGAGAAGGTACAGACCCATTTGTGTCTACCCAAGGAAACTATAATGTAAGAATTATGATTACGGTATCTAATCTTATAGATACAGTATCTACTTCTGGGGGTGGAGGGGGAGGTGTTGCTGATTGGACGGATACCGAGAAGAATCAAATTAGATATAGGTTGGGGATTGATGGTGAAACAACAACCCCCACTTTACAACCTAATTTAGATATTGGGGAAGTTGTTGGTAACGCAGTAAGGGATGAACTTCAAACAGAACTTACTCATCTAATGACTCTACAGAATGGTGCCGGCTTAGATTCAGTGCAATCCTTGATGTTACTCGAAATTTATAGGCTGTATGGGTTAGATCCAACAAAACCACTGATTGTTTCTACCACTCACCGTGTAGCAGGGAATGATATAGTTCAAACTATCTCTACCGACTCAGACCAGACCACAACTGTAACCAGACAATGATAAATCCTAGATCAGTAGCTTTAGAAGGAATTGGATTTACTCCTAGGGCTATTGCGGTATTAGGTTTTGATTTAATCAGTATTGAAATTTCAGTTCCTGAAAGTTCGAGTACTGGGGGAATAGGAAGTCTAATAGGGCAACCAGCAACTATAACTATAACCATAAATTGGAATGAACAGACATTTAAAAAAACATTCCAACATAAGGTAGTAGATTCTATAGTTAATATTCTTGTACAAATGAAAAAGGCAACAACTGTTTTCGTTAGGCGACTTTATCCAGAAGGGAATGCAGTTTCTATTTCGATAAAAAGGGATTCAAATGATAACAACAAACTTAGATGAAACTTCTAAATTTTCCTTTGAGATGAGGATTGAAGGAACTAAAGAATCTGTAAACGATGTTAATTTGGTCATTGATACCAAGAAAGGATACTCAGTCAGAGTACCCGCTATTTTTTCAGACAATCAAATTGATATCGAATTACCTAATATTTCTGATATTTTCACTGGAGATGAATATCCTTTCTTATTAGAAGTGGTTATAGATAGCAAATTGTATATTCCTTTAGAGGATACAATAAGGTTCATCAAGCCACTATCAATATCGGCAAAACTGAAACCTAAAGAGGATATGGGTGTCTATGTTTCTATGGATACGCCTGATCCAAAAGTTGAAGTGTTCAGTGCTCCTATAGTTGAACATAATGAACTTCTACAAAAACCATCCCCTAGCAGTTCTAAACAACAAAGTAAATCTTTAGTCGAAAATAAGGTAAAACGAAACTTTATTTCTTTTAGGAACACATGAATCTCATCTAATCTGATCCATCCACCTAGAAAATGCTAATTGGGCATCGAGTCCAAAAACTGTCTTTTCTTTCAGTAGCTTAGCTAAATCAATTTCTGGGGTCTGTAAGACTATGTCATTGATATCTTTAGGGTATCCAGTAAGGAGGGTTAATCGTTCTCCATTTTTAATGAATTTACTGACTAAAGAGCGTATCTGAGTGTTTCTGGGTTCGTTATCGAATATCAGAGTAATCGTCTTTGCCCCCATCCCCCTAACCCACTGTAACGCTTGTTGAAACCGAGTAGCTGAAAGTGCAGCTAAACTGTTCGGGATAAACAACGCATCTAATACCCCCTCCACGATATAGACTTCCTTTTTGATGTTAATCCTCTCTTGACCCCAGATAAATAGTTTATCTGAAACTTTAATGTTGTAGTATCTGATAGGATCGTTATCTTCTATACTCCTGGTCACATAGCCTACCAATGACTTCTCTGCGGTCACTGGAATGACCAATCTAGGTGAAGTGTAGTTCAGTTTCTTATAGCCCAACGGGGCATAGAATTCTAAGAGAGTATTGATATCCGGGCAGAATAGAAGTGAAGAATACCGTTCTTCAGGTATCTTTCTCCGTTTAAGAAAGGCCAGGGCAGTAAAGTTGTTCGTTACCGGGGAAAGTCCAATATCTTCAGGAATATCCTTGAAGACCTCCCTCTCTGGTTTACTCGGTTCAACTTCAATATGTGGAGTTCTAATAAAGGAATCTACCACATGTCGTCGATACAGTTCAGGGTAGTATTGTTCACAGAACTTTGTAACCGGGATTGAAAGATCACAGTTGAAGCATTTATACCAATACCTCCCTTTAAAGAAGTAAATATTTCCCCTAGTCTTAATCTGGGACTTTTTGGAGTCTCCACACACTGGACATCTGAATACCCAAAGTCTATCAGACTTCTTGGTAAACTTAGTTAAATAGTGTGATAACTCCGAAACCAACCTATCTTCATTCATGCAACAATCCTCTTCGATATCTTAAGTTTACACGAAAACCTTCAAAAAGTCAACTAGGACAACCCTATGTTCACATTGTCTAGAGAAAATGCGGCCTTCTTAAAGTTAGAAGAAACTCCCCTTCCTATCTTAAACCATATCAAAGACGAGTTCTCCTTTTTTATTCCTCAGTATAGATTTACCCGGGCATGGAAACAAGGAAAGCAATGGAATGGAAAGATTATTCTGTTAAAGAAGAACAAGTTTCTGTATTCAGGTCTCTTAGAAACCTTAAAGGACTTTCTAACCCAGAACAAGTATCCCTTCAAAGACACTACTGGACCCAGGCAAGTTCACACTTTCTTTAAGTCTGACTTTATCGACTTTATTGCCAACATCCCGTTAAAGATTCCCCCAAGGGATTATCAGTTAAACTCTGTCCTGGAGCTCCTTGACCGGCAGAAAACCATCCTGATCTCACCAACAGCTTCTGGAAAATCCTATATTCTCTTCTTAGCCCTTTTGTTTATCATTAAGAATAAGTGGGCTAAGAAGATTCTGATTGTGGTGCCTACGGTTTCATTAGTTTTGCAAATGTATAAAGATTTCATTTCATACTGTTATGATGATAAGACTGAAAAGTATTTCACCGACAAGACCCATCTTATCTTTCAAGGGAAGGAGAGACACAATAATTCCCCTATTACCATTTCTACCTATCAGTCCTTATTGGCCTGTGAACCTGAGTTCTTTACATCCTTTGATGCTGTAGTGGCAGATGAAGTTCATCTTATGTCTAAGACCTCTGGACAACAGATTCTGGAGTACTCTACCAATGCAGAACTTAGGTGGGGAATGACGGGGACTCTCCAAGAGTCGCAACTTGATCTATTAGTACTTACCGGGTTGTTTGGAAAAGCTGTTCAGTTAGTTCGGACATCAGAGTTAATGGATAAGGGCTTTGTTGCTAATCTAAAGATCAATAACATCATCTTGAAGTACTCACCCCCATTGGCTAAGTTGATAAAGTCCATGAACTTTCAGGATGAGTATGAATACATCATTTCCTTGAAAGAGCGTCAAGATATCATTAACTCGTTTGTTACCCAACTGACTGGTAATACCTTAGTGCTATTTACCCGAATAGAACTTCAAGGAGAAAAGTTGTTTTCTGATCTTCAAGCATTGAATCCCAATAAACAAGTCTTTTTCTTGTCTGGAAAGAATACCGCTGAAGAACGTGAAGAGGCTAGAAATATCACTGAGAAGAGTAACAATGTCATTCTAGTCTGTTCTTATGGGATATTCTCAACCGGAGTTTCGATAAATAATCTTCATAATGTGGTATTTGCTTCACCGTATAAGTCGAAAATAAAGATTCTTCAATCTATTGGCCGAGGACTTAGACTCCATGAGTCCAAAGACTTCTGTTATCTCTACGACTTCGTAGATGATGCTCGATTCAACAATGATCCTAACTACTTCTTCTCCCACTTTATTGATAGGTATCTCCTCTATTGTAATGAAGGATTTGAGTGTAGGAATATCAATTACCAGAAGCAAATTGATCTTCACTAAATAGTCAAAAAGGGATTATTCTATTCATGCACATAAGATCAAAAGATGATTTAAAACTATACGTCCTTAGACGGTTAGGGTATCCTGTTATAAAGATAAATGTTGAAGAGTCTCAACTTCAAGATAGATTGGATGATGCATTAGAGTTCTACCAACTCTATTCTTCAGAAGCTCAGAAAACTGAATACATCAAACATACCATTACCCAAGATGAGATTGATGCTAAGAGTCTAAACATTGGTGATGATGTCCTCGCAGTTTCTAAGGTGTTTCCTACTTTCTACAACATGAATAGTATTGCTTGGTATTCCCCTGAGTATCAGACCTTTATCAGAGAACTCAAAGAACTTCAATCAGGGAACTTGGAGAACTACTACATCACTGAACGGCATATTAGCCTACTTAACTTTCTCCTGGGAAAGTCAGATGTATCCTTTAAGTTCAATGAATTTACTAAAGAACTGTCAGTAACCACAGATTGGTCAGCACTTAGTCCAGGGGAGTCCTTTCTTATCATTCAAGCGGTTAAAAAGATAGATCCTAATAAATATAAAGCACTGTGGGACTCTTACTGGTTGAAAGAGTTGGCATATTACTATGTTCTAAGACAGTGGGCTGCTAATCTTAAGAAGTACATGAACATTCAGCTCCCTGGGGGAACCACCTTAAACGCCTCTGAGATGATGGAAGAAGCAGTCCAGAAAATTGGAGAAATTCAACAACAACTTAAAGATGTTTCAGACCCACTTCCCTTCTTTGAAGTGGCTTAAAGGATTAGAATTATGAACTTTACTCAATACAAATATAAAATACTGTTAGAGGGTGGAAACCTTTCGTTAAAATCAGGTACGGATAATGAAGAAACTGTATCATCGGAACGTATTGATCTAAGTGTTATAAACAGAGATGACCTTGTTCCTATTCTAAAAGAACTCCTAGAAACCATATCCAATAAGTTCGAGAAGAAGACTGGAGTGGCTTTATGGGAAAAGGCAGCCCTGGATGAATTAGCGACTCTTTCTGGTTCTTCAAAACACTTCTTTGATTTAAGTGGGATAAAAACCCAAGTTTTTAAGAAAACCCTTACGTCTATTGGTGATATAGATACCATGGTGGATATCACTAAAAAACAAGAGTTAATTGAATTCTTAACTGGGTTAGCAGAAACATCTTCCAGTTTTAAACTCTCTGGGGCTAAAGTTAGTTTTGTTGGATTTAAGAATACCGCAAACCAGTTGCTTTCTATATGGAAGTTAACCACAAAGACGATAAAGTTGAATGTTCAGATTGACTTTGAGCTGGTTGATTTTGAGGGTACCAAACCTACAAAGTTTTCTACATTTTCTCATTCATCAAATTGGTCTGATCTAGGAACTGGAATAAAAGGCGCGTTTCATAAGATTCTTCTTAGGGCAGTGTCTAGAGTTAAAACTACTCCAGTACTGATTCAAATGAAAAATAAGGAGCCTAAAGAAGATGTACTTAAACACTACTCCTTTGCAGTATCGCATGGGCTTAGGGCTGAATTTGAACCGGTGACTGATGAGGCTGGTACTCTTAAAACAGCAACAGATTCAACTGGAGGCTCAAGACTCTTAGTTAAGAAACTGGATTCTAAGACTGCGCCCTATGATAAAGATCTTTCTTCTATCTTTAAGAAACTGTTTGGGAATGATCCCAGTAACTCTGAATTGAATAAGATGGAGTCTTTTAATGGACTCCTGGATCTTATCAATACCTATTATAAAGATGATACAATAAAAATTGTTGAGGAATTTGTCGAACTCATCTGGGATACCAAGTTAAGGATGTTGGCAGTTGATGATTCTAAGACTGATTTTGCCCGTAAAAGTACCGCAGTAAAACTAATGCTCAAAACCCTTAAACTTTCGGATGAACCCTCACTCAAAACTCTCATTTCTAAATTGGTCACTGCCTACTACCCAGGAGAGGATTATGCTAAAGAGTTTTAAAACCTTCCTCCTGGAAAAACAGGGTGGGATGTTGGATATCAGTATTCCCTCTTTCTTTAAACTGTTAAAGATAGATGTAGGAAAGTTGGTTCCTGGGTCTAAGGCATATCAGAATGCAAACGTCAAAATCAAAGAAGCCCTTTCTACTCCCGTACGGATAGAGGAGAAAGTAGACGGGGTAAAGCTGTCTATTATTAGAAATGGGACAGACTTTGATCCCCTTGACTACACAAAGAACTGGATTGTGGCGTATAAGACCTTTATCCTCTACCCCTTTGAACATAATGAGCTAGAAAGTGAAGAGGTAAAACATCCCTCAAACTATGGCAATTCTCAGTATAAACTAATTCATGAACGACTAAAGAAAGCCCACAGTAGCTTAGACACCATCCCCAAGAACACTGAGTTCTTCTTAGAGTTCTTAATGCGGAAACCTACCCTAACTCGATCCTATGGGGAAGAAGGAATTCACTCTGTACTCTTCTTAGCCAGTTCACCTACCGGAACTATTACGATTAAGAATGGGAAGGTAACCACCGAATCTCAAGAATTTAATCAGTTTAAGCCTTTTATTAAAACCTTTACTGAGGCTACTGGATTTTCTCCCCCAAAGGTAGTATTTTCAGGGACTCTATTTACTAACGTGGACTCTTCACCTGAATTTGATACTGCTGGCTTTCTCTATGATAAGTTAAAGGCTAAGGCTATTTCTCTCAAAGAGGAACTAGAAAACGCATTAGGGGACTCAGACTGGGTTAAAGTTGCCAAACATCTTCAAGTTCTGTTTACCACCTTCGAGTCCTTCTATGGTGGAGGAACTCCAGAAGGAGTAGTTTGTTGGCCAAAGAACTCTTCACTCCCCTTTAAGTTCACCGCTGCAGAACAGTATGATAAAGAACTTAGGCAATCCATTAAAGATGAATTGGTAGGATCAGGCAAAGATTTAGAGAACTACTTTGACGCTATTGAGGACAAAGCAGAAGAACTCCTTACCCAGATTGACACTACCCGTCCATTTGAAGATCAAGTAAAGGCAGCAGCAAAGTTAGTGTACAGTCAGGGACTGGTTGACATCGACCACCCCAAGAAAACCAAGCTGAATAAACAAGATGATCTCTTTTTAAAGATTAAATCATTCCTAATGGATCTTGATGACGAAACTTCTTCTTCAGTGGTTAATAGGCACCTAGGTCCTGCTGAGGGGTTAGGGTTGATTGTAGGTAAATTCAGACTTCCAACTATTGCTCATATGGAACTTATTAGAACTGCTCTCACCTCTACCAACAAGGTACTCCTAGCCCTGGTAGACACTTCCAAGAAAGGCCTAACTTTTAACGAGAGAAAGGCAATCCTTGAACAGTCTTTTCCTGGTAAACTTATCATTACTAAAGTAGAGTCTGCTAACCTGTCACGTCTATTAAAATCCTTTAAGGGTAAGATTTCTAAAATATTCTGTGGAACAGATGCGTTACCTGCGTACCAGAAACAGATCGATGAGTTTAATTCTCAATATAATACCAATATCACTGTTCATGAACTTGAACGGAGTGAAGATGATGATGTTTCAGCTACCCAAGTGGAAAAGGCGATAAAGAGCAATGACAGTGACACCTTTGATCGATTAGCTTCACCACTACTTAAACCCTACTGGGATCACTTGGTAACAGTGATTCGCTAAAGGATGTATCCATGAAAGAATTTGGTTGGGAAATTGTAGATCCTAGAAAAAAGACAGATACCGCTAAATTAAAGGCCTTAGTTCCTAAATCTGATGATATAGGGACTTTGGCAGTAGGGTCATTTTCGTCAATGTATTCTTATGATCAAACTTCACTCTATCGCGATGATAACGAATTGATCAATAAGTACCGGGATATGTCGCTTATCCCAGAAGTAGACATGGCCATTGATGAAGTGGTAAATGAAATGGTCATTACTTCTGAGAACAGACCAGTGGTCTCTTTGATCTTGGATGATTTCCCAGCATCTTCTGATTTTAAAGAAAGGATTAAAGATGAGTTCGATAACCTTATCTCACTCCTTGAGTTTCAGAATTACGCCTATGATTATGCTCGACGGTGGTATATAGATGGTCGCCTAGCCTTTCATATCATGATCGATATGGACAATCCTAGATTAGGGATTCAAGACATCCGACAACTTGATCCTTGTACCATTAGAAAAATGACTAAAGTTGAAAAGACCACGGATCCCAATAACATCTCCACTATTAAGGATGTTAAAGAGTTTTACCTATACAGTGAACAAGGTGTCTTTTCAGGACTTTCTTCAAATGGACTAGGGGGTAATTCAGCAGTTCAAATAGCCCCAGATACTATTGCGTATGCTTCTTCAGGGATTGTAGATCCAAGAACAGGAACTACTTTATCACACCTTCACAAAGCCTTAAAGATTGCAAATCAGTTATCTATGATTGAATCGGCATTGATCATCTACCGGTTAGCCAGAGCCCCAGAGCGAAGAGTGTTCTACGTAGATACCGGGGATCTCCCAAGGCCAAAGGCAGAAGAATACCTTAAGGAACAGATTGCCCGACATAGAAACAAAATGGTCTATGATCCTACTACCGGGGAATTGGTAGACAAGAAGAATGTTCTCTCTATGATGGAAGATTACTGGTTACCCAGACGTGGGGGTACTAGGGCCACTGAAATTCAGACCTTAGAAGGAGGAACCAATCTTTCTAACCTGGAAGACGTTCAATACTTCAAAGAAAAACTCTACCACTCCTTGAATGTTCCCCTGACTCGACTTCAGCCCGATTCTATTACCGGCTTTTCTAAGGATACTGCTATTGTTCGTGAGGAATTGAAGTTTGCCCGCTTTATTGACAAACTGAGGAAACGGTTTTCGGTGTTCCTCTACGACCTACTTAGAAAGCAACTCATTCTAAAGTGTGTTATTTCCCCAAGTGATTGGCCTAAGATCAAAGACTTTATCTTTATTGACTATCAACGGGATTCATATTTCTCAGAACTTAAAGACTCTGAACTGATGTCTAACAAGTTGGACATCCTGAACAGTGCGAACAGCTTTATGGGAACCTTCTTCTCCAAGGAATACATCTGGAAGAATATCTTGAACATGTCAGATGACGAGATAAAACATGAAAAAGAGCAAATTCAACAGGAGAAGGAAGATGAGAAATCCCCTGAAGAACCTACCCCTGATCAATCATTTGGATTTGGGGATCAAGAACCTGGCCTAGGTCCAGATCAATCCCCTATTGAACAACCTGAATTAGACCAACCCCCACTTTGAGGATTTTCTACAATGTCAGAGAATTATATTGAAAAATACCAAGCCGATAAGACTGAATTTTTAGATGCGGTCAAACAACAGCTAAAAGCTAAAACCATGGCTCATATGGAAACACTCAAACAGGCTATCGGTTCTACTATCATCAAATCAGAAAAGGTAGAAGAGACATCATGATAGATTTAGAATGCTTTAGAGATTGGGTTGCAACTCAACTTCAGGAAAAAACCTGTAAAAGGATTGCCCGTCTCAAACAGGACTATGCTAAGAAAATGTTTTCAGAAACATGTGACCAAAAACCAACCCGTATCTATACCACTACCAACAGTGATACCTTATCATACAAGGTAGCTCAAAAGAGTTCGGACTAACCTTAAAGGGATTTACCATGCACTTACTTCGAGAAAAGATAGAATCCGTAGGATTCAAGAAAAAGGAAGGACGATACTACATCGAAGCCCCCTTTATTCAGGCGGGAGTTGTCAATGGCAACAACCGAATCTACCGGTATGATTTTATCAAACCTGAAATTGACCGATACATCAATGAGAAGATTTCCAAGAACCGGGCTATTGGGGAACTTAACCACCCCACTTCCCCAGAAATCAATCCTAAAGAGGCATCCCACCTTATTACCTCTCTTCAAGAAGAGGTAGTTGATCATGGGCGCGGGATTGTCAACTGGAATGGAAAGGCCAAGATCCTCTCTACCCCAAACGGCAAGATTGTCAGCGCACTTCTTGAAGATGGAGTAGTTCTTGGAGTATCAACCAGGGCTCTAGGCTCAACCAAAGCCATCTCTGGTATCAATGAAGTTCAAAACGACTTTATCCTGTGCACTGCTGCAGACATCGTCTATGATCCCTCAGCCCCAGACGCATTCGCCAGAGGTATCTTAGAAAACAAGGAATGGGTTGTAGCGGGACAAGGTAAAAACCGCGAACTCTTTGTCGAGACCTGGAAGAAAGAACTCCATAAAGACTCTGCAAAGGTATCCCAATACAAACTCCTTGCTAATTTTCAAAAGTTTTTAACTGTTCTTTGATGAATTTTATTCCATATAAATAGATAAAATAGATTTAGAAATCAACCATAACGTAGGAAAAACACAATGACTGAATTAGAAGCCGTAAAGCGGAAAAATGATGTCTCACGCTTTATCTCACTCCTAGATGACGAGTCGATCAGTAAAGTAGAAAACTTCATGATTGCTGAGAATCTTCAGGTAGATGATGATCATTCTGAGACCCTGACTGAATCCAGTATTAGTGAACTCTTGAACTTTGACGACAGCATCCTTACTGAAGACACCCAGAACAAGATCAAAGTGATCTTCGAAGCTGTGGTCTCCCAGAAGGTAGATCAAGAACTCAGTTCACGCCTATCCATTCTTCAAGAAAAGGTAGACACCTTTATTGCAGAGAACCAAGACAAGGTAGATGACTATGCTACCTACGTCAAGACTGAACTCGAAAAAGAGTATGATGCTAAGGTAGCTACTCTAAACGAGCAGATTGACGAATACCTAGACTACATCGCCAATGAATGGGTAGCTGACAACAAGCTAGTCATTGAAGAAGGCATCAAGACCCAAATCTCGGAGAACATCATCAATGGTCTCAAGACACTCTTCGAAGAGAACTATATCGATGTCCCTGCTAACAAGATCAACCTAATTGGTGAACTTGAACAGAAGGTTTCTACCCTCTTAGAATCTAATGTCAGACTGAACTCACAACTGCGTGAACGGAATGACCAGATTGTTTCCTTGAAGAAAGACAAGGCCGTAGAACTTATCTCAGAAGGTCTAACCTCCCTAGAGAAAGACAAACTGATGGATCTCGCCAAGAGCATTAAGACCAGTTCATTGGACGAATACAAGAGCAAACTGACAATCCTGAAAGAATCCATTAAAGGTAAAGAGACCCCTAAGGACCCAGGTAAATCACCAACCTTGCTCTCCGAAGAGACTGTATTCTCAAATCCACTAAGTTCTCAGGATGTAGATCCTAGAATTCAGGGTTATCTAAATGTATTTTCTAAGAAGAGATGAAACTCTGTCTTACTAAATAGTTAAAAGTTTATATAAAATTCACAAAAACATGGAGTTAAATGCACTATGAATTCAACTTATCTTAACGAAGCCTTAGAAACAAAATGGGCTCCAATTCTTGATAATCCCCTGTTCTCAAAGATTAAAGATTCTTCACGTAGGGATATCACAGGTATTCTGTTAGAAAATACCCAGAAGAACTACCTCACTGAAGCAGCCCCCTTGACCTCAGTATCACAAGGTGGAGTCACCAACTGGGAACCCGTCCTCATCAATCTAGTTCGCCGGACTATGCCTTCCCTAGTAGCTTATGATCTGTGCTCAGTACAGCCCATGACTGGTCCAGTAGGTCAGATCTTTGCTATGCGGTCTCAGTATGCTGATGACGCAGCTAAGGCTAACTGGAATGAAGCTCTATTCCGCGAAGTCCGTACTGACTATTCAGGTACTAAAGGTGGCTCTGACCAGGTAACTGATATGTTCCAGGCAGGTACTAGTAACAACATCATCCAGAACGTAAACTTCAAGTCTGGTACTGGTGTTGCTACAGCCTCAGCTGAAGATTGGGGTAACAGTCCTACCTATAATCAAATGTCTTTCACAATTGATAAGACCACAGTTACCGCTAAGTCCCGGGCTCTAAAGGCTGAGTACTCAACTGAACTCGAACAGGATCTAAAGCAGATTCGGGGAATGTCCGTAGAGGCAGAATTGATCAATATTCTCTCTACTGAGATTGGTCTAGAAATCAACCGCGAAGTCCTCTATACTATTCTAGGTTCAGCTGTGGTAGGTATGCAGCAGAAGGCAGATTATAAAGGTATCTTTGATGGTGATACCGACTCTGATGGTCGCTGGTCCGTTGAGAAGTGGAAGGGTCTCCTGTACCACATTGAACGTGAAGCCAACCAAGTCGCTAAAGATACCCGCCGTGGTAAGGCAAACTTCGTACTGTGTACTTCAGACGTAGCTTCAGCCCTGGCTATGGCTCAAGTTCTTGATTACACCCCAGCCCTACAACAGAACCTAGAAGTAGATGATACTGGTAATATCTTCTGCGGTACCCTAGCGGGTCGCTATAAGGTTTATATCGACCCTTATTGGGCTGGAAGCTATGATTATGTCTGTGTAGGTTATAAGGGTGCTAGCAACTACGATGCTGGCGTTTTTTATTGTCCTTATATTCCAGTTGAGATGGTAAGAGCCATTAACCCAACTACTTTCCAACCCTCTATCGGATTCAAATCGCGATTTGGTATTGTTTCTAATCCCTTTGTGACCGCCTATAACGGTGCAGATGGCCTAACTGGTGGGACAAACTTCTACCAGAGAAAGTTTAAGGTTACTGGAATTTATTAAATTTCAATAACTTACGTTTGACTATCAAATTTGTTGAACTATAAAGTCAAATGATTTAAGTTTCCAGTAGTGTATATAAATAGGGATGAAGGTTAAAAACTTCATCCCTATTTCATTCTTTAAACTTCCATCGTACCTTCCCAGCATCAAAAACTTGATGAAATCCTAAAGATTCTGCACACTCAACTTCTGTAGTTCCTGTCCCACCTCTTTTCAGAAAAAATGCTTTATCAGCTGTTTGTTTCTTCAACATTTCATCCTTATTGATCCATAAGTAATCTGGAGGAAGGGTTTTATCTTTAGTAAACCCTAATCTCTCGTAGACTTTTCCTAACGAGATCCGGTTATCCGAAAAGGTTACTATTGGTCGTTGACTTACCGATTGGATTGCATGTTTAAACAATTTTTCAGATCCCCCTAAAATAGAAAAACCTTTCTTAAAGGTGAGTCTTGATAGAACTGTTTGTTTTACTTGTCTATGATGATTCCCCAGTGAAATGACAGCAACCAACTCGTCATTAAATGCTAAGCCCAGATTAACAATCCCCTGGGTACTTGAAATGGCCCCTTGCAGGTGATTATCTAAATGGAATTTATTGGCAACTTGAAAAGGAATCTCTACCACCCTAGTCTTTCTAGCAGGAACAACATTCTGAGATTTTCCACATTTGGCTGTTAATAGCGAGTGAACAATGCTTTCTTTTGAATGGATCTCCATATCCCAGAATTGCAACAATTGAATTCCTTTTTTAGAAAGGATATCAAACTTCTTAAAGTGTTTAGTCTTGTCTTTTAACCGTTTTTCAGAATGCCAATAAATTCCATTGACTTCAATAGCCAAGTTGTGGTCTGGAATCCAAATGTCAACTTCACCATTAAATTCAGGAAGAAGGACTTTTCTAGATTTTGTGATAGACTCATCCCCTAAAAGTTCCCGCACAAAGTCTCTAAGCGATTTCTCAACCTTTGATGTCTTAGTCATATGGCAAATAGGGATGTAAGGAAAGCCATATTTTTGCAGACAGGTTTTTTGATAGTTCTGACGTTGTGGGATTGTTCCAAATGAAGATTTACAGCCAAATCTTAACTCAATGAAAGATTGATCTTCTTTAAGGATCCCCAATTCCCTAGACAGTTGGTGTAGAAGATATCGGGAAGTGTCTAAACTCTCAGCAATCTCTTCAATAGTTTTTGTCTGATCCAACAACCTTTCTTGAAGATCTTCCTTTGAAATGACAGGTTTCTTCTTTAAGACCTGTTTTTCTCCAATGCCAAATTGTTCACAGGCGTGAGACACTGGACATGCGGAAACCCCTAGTTCCTTCCCGATATCATCATAAGACCTGTTTAAGGTGATCTTCTGTTCAATCAACCAGTCTTTATCGGACAGTTTGTCAGGTCTCTTAAGACGTTTATTTGCGATTCTGCATTTGTCCGAACAGAATTGATTGAAAGAAGCCTGGTATTCAGAATCCCAGGAAACCGGGGAACCACAAAGTGGACATCTTGGGTAGTTCTCTTCCTTAATGCCACTAGAAACAACTAGGCACCTAACCTTTAAGGGTATCTTCTTTTCTGGAAAGAGAGTTTCTAAGAACTGAGTCTCTTTCAACAACTCCATTTGTCTTGATTTGTTCAAAGAAAACTTTATCATTTCCGATTTTTCAGAAAGCAATAAGGTTACCAACGAGATCAGTTCACCATTGTAATCCATTTGAATCTCCATCATCTACAAACAAGTAAACCAAAGTTCCGCAATCCCAAACCCTATCATAACCGTAGTACCGAAATCATATAAATTCATATAACTTCTAGACGTTTCACGAAGGATGCTAAGTGATGATGCTCATCAAATAGACTTATAACCTCTCCACGTCTGTATTCGACATACTCTGCCGAAGCTAGTTTAGGGAAACTAGCAAACTCCTGACCAGTTAGGATTCTAAAGCCTTCTTGGAGAATGTTCTTTGCAGCGTTATGATCTCTATGGTGTCTTGACCCACATGAAGGACAGGTCCATTCTCGAACATCCAATGGCATCTTATCCATCTTGAAGCCACAGGAAGAACAAGTCTTAGAGGAAGGAAAGAACCGATCAACCTTCACCAAGGTCTTTCCATACCAGTCACACTTGTAGGCAAGCATGGATACAAAAGAAGACCATGAAGCGTTCTGAATGGCTTTGGCCAAACAGTGGTTCTTGACCATCCCCGAAACATTCAAATCTTCAAGACAGATGAGATCGTAGTTGGTCACTAAGGAAGAAGAGATATTGTGGAGAAAATAGTTTCTCTTGTTCTTTATCTTCTCTAAGACCTTAGCCACTTTAATTCGCTGCTTTTCATGTCTACGACTACCTCTAACCTTTCTGGAGAGTCGTTGTTGAGCCTTCTTCAGCACCACTTGGTTTTCATGGTACCACTTCGGGTTTTCAACAACTTGACCGTCTGAAAGGATGTAAAGATCTTTGATACCTAAATCTATACCAACCATCTGACCGGTTAGGGGTTTAGGTTGGATGTTGACTTCTAACAGGATAGAACAAAAACACTTTCCAGAGGGATCTTTAGAGATGGTGATAGACTTACAGGTGTCTAAAGGTAAGATTGAAAGATCATAACCAACAAGATTTAGTTTGCCTATCTTAGAGACCACTACTTGATTATCTTTAAAGGAGAATCCATTTATGGATAACCTAAAAGATTGACGTCCTCTACGACTTCTAAAGCTTGGTCTTCCTAATTTCTTCTTCCTTTTCTTGTTGAAGAATTGGGATTTAAATGACCGCCAATCGTTGAGTTTTTGTTCTAATGCGTTGTACGGGACTTCAGCCAACCAAGGATAGATGACCTTCAATTCTTTGATGGTAGGTTCTACTGTTTCAGTTCCTGGATTCCAATTATTGAAGCCATCTACTCTTTGATTCCAGATAGATCGGACACAACCAAAGGTCTTGTTCAACAAGACTGTTTGTTCGGGTGTGGGCTCTAGTCTGAGTTTAAAGGCTTTATGGCTCACGTGGAATTTACCGTTTTAGATGAAGTTTTACCTATTTATATCATTTCTAGACGGTTGAAACACGTTAAGAACTCTTTAAGTTTGCTTTCTTCCTTAGAATGGCCATGAATTTTAGCTGTTAATCCAATCTTTTTAAGAGATTGAAAAACAAAAGAATTTGAACATTTAATTTCATCTGCTATCTCAGGGAGAGATTTAGTTTGGTTCAATTCGGCGATATGTTCAGGAGTGTAGAGACTCCTATCGATGTGGTTGTACTGTTGATAGCCCCGTTCTCGTGCTTTTTGTTTAAACTCCTCTGTTGAACAATGAGCCCCAAGGATAGGTTTCACCTCATCCCGTTGTGAGTTGAATTCCACTCCGTACTTTTCCTTCATTGTCTGTCTTCTAACTTCATTGGCTTTCTGGTGGTCTACATTCTTAAAGGAGTTTTTAAACTGGTCAGAAGCCGAGTAGCACTTTGACCCACAGAAGCGAAGAAGTTTTCCCCCAGTAGTTCGGTTTAGAATGGTTCCACAGGATTCACACCTTGGAGGATTGTCAAAGGAGAACCCATCTCTCAGGGCAATCAACCTGACTAGGAGAGGGGTTTCACTCGGGAAGAATGAAGTCTCACTGATGATAACGTCCTTAGTCCCTTGGGGAGCATACCTGATTTTCTGATTAGAAAACTTGTGGGAGTTAGCACAAAGGAACACAGTTATGTCTATCATCAAAATTCCTTCAGGGTTTTTAAATCACTATGAAGAGGGTTAGTTTAATCTGCTTAAGTATCTTTAAGTTCTTAAAATTCTTTAAGTTTCTAGGGGCGAGCTTTTTTGCTCGCCCCTAACCCTTCTGTTCTTCTAGGCCTTTAAGAACTTTAGAACCTTAAACCATTATAACCGAGTTCGGGAATCTTGTCAAGCGTCCGGGAGATTTTAGAACAAGATTCAATAAATAGAAGAAACTTAACCGAAAAGGAATACCATTTCATGCTTAACTATTTTGAGTTTATTAGACCTGCACATGAACTTATTGTGGAAAACTTTTTATTTCATTTAGCTGGAGATGAAGATTATGAACTTCTTATAGAGGCAATACCAACTTCAGATTTCATTAAAAATCTTAGAAAAATTGGTGAAAAGAATGCAAATGAATTAGGATTAGACTCGACAGCTAAGTTTGAATCTCGGATTAAACAGGGATTTACTGAAGCCACCAAAGAGATTATTGAATACCCAAATGATGTTGATAGTAAAACAAAAGCTGCTTATAATCTATTTCGCCAATTTCTCCATGAAAGAACGAGTGAGGCTTCACAGTCATTAGCAGATCCCTCTGATAATGTTTATTCAGCAAAAACAAAAGTTACTTTTGCTGGAGGTAATCACAAAACTAAACTTTCTGAAACAGAATCAGTTTTGTCAAAAGGATTAAGCCTTCCTCCATTTTCAACAGCCTATCCAAAATTTAATTGTTGTCCTTTTGCTACAAAAGAATGTAAGGCGTCTTGTTTAGGGTTATATGCGGGAGGGGCAAAAGCATATCCAGAAACTTCATTCTTAGGAAAACTTATCAGATTACAGTTTATGGTAGAATATCCCAAGGAAACCGCATTCATTATCCATTCTGACTTGTCTTCCAACAAAAAACTTGCAGATAGTAAGGGGTTTTTATCTGGGTTTAGATCTAATATCACTTCAGATATTGACTTTATAAAACTGTTTCCTAAGGACTTTTTTGGTGTCTTGCACAAAGATACCAAATTCTATGACTATACCAAAGACCCTAGCCGGCTAAATGCTGTAAGAAATGATAAAGTTTATGGGAAGATCGAGAAACCCGATAACTACTTCATTTCTTTGTCCCATACCGGGAGTGGACATAAAGAATCTAATGATAAGGAGGTTATTGAGGCCTTAGAAAATGGAAATGTGGTTACTATGGTCGTTGCTGGAAAAGGACCAAAAAAGAATTGGCAAGTGAAGGGTGTAATTGATGATAGAACAGGAAAGGAATATCCAGTTGTTTCTGGAGATGAAGATGACAACATTTTCCACCGGCATAAGCAAGCGGGTGTTCACCCCTCTAAAGGAGTCGTGTCCATTGTTAAGCTCAAGGGTGTCGGTAAAGAAAAAGCAGGTAAATTTGTAAATTTTATTTCAGATGATGGATACGTTCATATCAATTCTAAGAGTAAATGAAATCAACCATGATAGCTCACCCTTAGAGTAAGGAAATATCGGATGCTACGTTTCACCCAATTCATTCAAGAGGCTTTACGGAAGGAAAAAATCGTTCTTTCCCCCTCTGCAAAACGATTCATTGATCTTTGGGTCTTAGGAGAGTCTAAAGCACTAAGAACTTTGACTCCTACAATCAAAGAAGAATTGAAAAATTCTTTGTCTCAAACCTCCTACAAATTGATGCGTACCTGGAAGTTTACCACCCAAGAAGAACTTGAAGAGTTCTTTAAAACTCCAGTAAAAAAAGGATCTAAGATTAACGTTGGTTTACCTTCCCCTACCTCTTGGTCTAAGGTTCCAAAAATAGCTAGGTCATTTTCTAATCCTAGAATCGATTCTTTTTTAAACACTTATCTTTCAGATGATGAGTTAGAAGAAAGGGAGTTTGAAGAAGGGGATTTGCTTGCTATCTCTGTGACTGGCTTCTCCTCTATTCCAAAAAATGACCTATTAGCTGATCTGGACAACATTCAAGGGATCGAGCATCATTTAGATGAGCATGAAGTCATTGTGGATTCTGGGGTTATTCCGATCACAGTGGTAGAAGTGAGAGATTGGTTTTTTGTCAAGGACAAAGAGGATGCCATAGCCATTGTCGATCTTAACGCTAACTCTGAAGATGCAATAGAAAAAGGAAGGCAGGTTGAAACTGAGTTGATAGATGAGAAAATAGAACTCATTAAAACTCAGTTAGATGGAGGAAAGACTCCTGAAGATATTCTTAAAGATATCTGGGTAGACTCTGAACTTATTGCTCTGGCGATGCATTCCGGTGTAAAAAATCCACCTCTGCTTGCTTTGATTAAAGCAAAGTCGAAAGATTCTAAACTAGAAAAAACTCTCAGTTATTTCTCTTTGCCCATGATGATCTCTATGATTGAACGATGGAAATGATTAGAGGAAATTCAGACTAGGAAAAACCTAGGTCTTAACCTAGGTTTTTCTCATCTCCAATCAGGAGATATGGCGATGTAGATGTTAGGTAGACGTGACGTCACATCACTGTGAATTTATTTTCGGGCCAGGAGTTGACTTCCCCTTCAGGATCCACTATACTTGTTTCAAGTTAAACAAGAGGGAAGGATGGAATGAAACAGGCTGTACAGTTTGTTGAATGTGCGAACGTTCCAGGAAATATTCAACTTTGGGGGCCTGGATCTGTAATCTATATCAAGTGTCGGGGTTGTGGAAAGGAACAATCCTATGATAGTCCAGATCACGATTCCCACTTTGTCAGGTACCAAATGTTGGTAAACCGTCCTTCCAAGAAAGAACTGGTTACCTTTTACGAAAAGGTAATCGAAGAGGTTTCAAAGAATAGGGGTAAGTTCCGAGTAGACAGCTTTTCTGAGTTCACTCCTAACATCCGGATTAAACCTATCAAAAAATAAGAATAGGCTAGAGCTTAAAGACTCTTAATTTCCTGAGGTGAATTGACATGGCTAAAACTAGTCAAGAGAATGGCAGCAAGTTGCGATATATCATTGAAGAAAGGACTGGAATCGTAGCCATCTACGACACTCAGCACCCTGAATTTAAGGAAACTAATGGGTGTCACTCGGACTATCCTTGGGTAGTGTGTTCTTGGACTGGTCGCTATGTAGTACCACCGGATCCGGAATGTCAAAATGGTTGTGGTCATTGGATAGTCGAAGATAGGTTTATCAAAGAGGCTTATCAGACTTTAGAACTACTCAACACTCTTAATTCACCTTCTAAGGTTTAAATTCCATGAAAACTTCTGAACTCAAGAACACCCTGATTGGAGTTGACCATCTGTCATCTCGAAATGGCATCTTCACTGCTAGACGTAGCTACTTCTACGGAACATTTGAAAGTGGGGAAAAGTTCGCCGAAAGCATCAAAGAGCAGTTACCTTCTGCAACCATCTTAGAGTTTGGAAACCACTACGCTCACTTTAAAGGTGGGGCTCCAATCAATAAGCAGAGTCACTACTGGGTTAAGTTCACTGTGAATGAGGTGGGTTAAATGTCCGCGAAAACTGAAACTAAAATCATGAGCCTGATAAAAGACTACTCATTGGAGATCTCTAATAGAGATGACCTGTTTGATTCATTAGAAGATCTCATCCACTCACATCGGAGTCACCGAGAGACTATTCGGTTTCTATATGATGACCTGAATGATTTAAGGGCTAATCTAATTGATGACTTCGTGACCAGACGGGGTGAAGAGTTGTTAAAAAACAACTATGTCAGTGTTGAACAACTGAAGACCATGACATTGGTTGAAGTGGCTGAATTGATTGCTTAAAGGCAACAAAAGAAAACCTTTCACTGACTTGGATCTTAATTAACCTTTAAAGGTACTGTTCATGAACAAAGTCACTCTAAACCCTGGAAACTATTGGATTGGTGATCCTTCTTTCGTCTTTCCTGTTCCTACTCCACTGGAAGATCCTTGGGATGATGTTCTTCAAGCTACGGGGTTCTTTGCTATCAAGAACTATTTCAAGTCTGACAAGATAGAGGTGTGGGCTACCACGACCGAATTCAGTAACTATGTCGGTACCTTCTTCTCTAAGTTCGGGGATGTCTTTCCGGTAGATTCTGGTCTCCTAGGGATTGTATCGGTATCTTCCTTTGATTTTTTGAAACCAGACTTAGACTTCCTCGATGAAGCAGGGAGCTTTATTACCTTTGAAGAACCTGTAGAGGTCTTTGAAGATAAGGATGGAGTGATTCATTTTGGGCCACTTCTGGTAGACATGGCAGATTATGAATCTGAAGGGTTTCTAATGTTTGAAGATGAGGATGAGTAGAAGGTAGGTCGTGGGAGGAAAATCCGGATTCTTGGGGGGTAAATAGTCTGATAACCTACCCCCCAAGAATCCGGATCTTCTGCATCTTCACCAGAAAGAGATTAGGAACTCAAATGTAGTCATTTCTGGTAACCCCTAAGGAGCCTTCATGATCAAACTACCTACCTTAATCCTACCCCTAACTCTTCTTCTTTCTTCGTGTACCCATCCCCTAACCGTAAAGAATCTAGACGACTACCAAATGCCGATGTTCTTCTCGGTCGAGAAGAACATCGGCATAGGCTTTGTCTCCACTAATGTTCACAAAGACACAGATGTCTTAGTTAATGAGATAGCTTCAGAGGTAGGGAAGTTTTCAAATTCTATTATCTTCTCCCCAGTTCCAATCTCTTCAGCTAAGAATGTAGACTTCTGGATCCAGGTCTCTGTAAGACCAGACTATGCTGGATCATTCTGGAACCTCCCAATCAACTTTCCTGGATTCTTAATCTTTATGCCCGCCTGGCATGGCTATGTCTACCAAGTGACCTATGTGGTTGATGTTTCACTCTTAAAGGGATCTTCATTGTCTCAGGTGGATAGATTTATCATTCCCTTCACCTTTGATATCAGACATGCTGACTTTAATCGAACATGGACAGAGATTGGCTGGTTAGAGACCGGCATCATCCCCTTAGTAGGCGGATTGTTCTTTACCCAGTTTGATGACAATGTAGCCGGACTAGTTCCTGAAGAAACTAAAGAGGTTGTTGCAAGAACAATTTCTAGAAAAATCATTAACTCTATTGGAAGTAAGTGAAAGCTTAAAACACCTGTCACATTGATCTGACGTCACATTCTTGTTAAGCTATTTTTTCGGAAACCCGGAAAAACACTTGAACTCGACCCCAAAATCCGTTAAACTTCTTTTCAGTTGAACACGAACTAGGAGGAAAAAAGATGGCTACTCAGACTGTGTATGCGTTGATTGGCACCATCGAATTTGAATGTGAAGACTTGCTGGGCATCTATCAGTCAGAGTCTGATGCTCGTCGAGCCTTTATTGAGTACCAAGATCGAGTTTTTTTTAGATAATGATAATAATGAGCTCGCCGAGTACCACGATTATTACATTCGGCCAATGCGGGTTGGGGCACGGGCAGAAACTCCAGAGTTAGACTTTGTTTATTCTCGTTGACTTTAGTGGAGAAATCTTATGGTCATTCACGAAGAGTTTGGGTACCAATTCATCCTGAAGCACAATGGGGTTGTCGTTCTTCGAAGAAATGAATATCGAGGATTCTATCCGACGTTAGAGAAGGCTCTTAAGCACATCTTCGGTTAATCTCTTAGACCTTTTGGAGAGTGAAAATGAACTTTGATGACTATATCAATCGTGTCGATTATCCTTTAGAAAAGAACTATGTCCACCTAGTGGACGTTGTGAACCGAAAAGGAAATAGGGACTCAGAAAGCATTTTTGACGAAGAAGGCTATGAAAAGGCTAAAAAAGCTTTCTTAGATGAAAAGGTAAGGATTCATGAAAAGTTTAAATCTGATCTAAAAGATGAATTGAAGATAACCGGAAATCCTAAATCTGATCTTCTGATTGATAAAGCATGGGAACTTAGTGCCAATGAGTTATGGGAACTTAGTCGTTGTACTGCGGTATTTAAGAAGGTGTTTTTATGTGCCGCACAGTTAGTGGAGTTGATCAAATGAGAACTTCCATCCTTAAGAACATGCTATTGGGGGTTCGAGATGATGCCCATGATGTTGTGATAGATTGTTTCTATGCCATGTGTGACTCGACAGATGAAGATTTCATCCGGGAAGTGATAGATAGTGCAAGAGGAATTTCCAAGCTCGCAGATGAACATCTTGTCACACTTCTTAAAATCTACGAAAAGTCTTACTGGTGATCTCAAATGCGATACCATGACAAGTCTAATCTTCTAAACCTTATTGGGAATGAAAATGAACTTTAATGATTATGTCAATCCCCTGACTTATCCATCGAAACAAAACTTTACCAGACTGGTTCCATTTGTCTTTCCTAGTGGCAAGAAAGGTGAAGAAAAAATCTTTGATGAAGAAGCTTATCATTCAGCAATGAATGATTATTGGAATGAGGAAAGTAGGCTTAACCAGAAGTTTAAGTCAGATTTGAAGAAGCATCTAGGAATTGAAGGTAATCCTAAAGCAGATCTTTTGCTAGACAAAGCATGGGAATTGGGACATGCTTCTGGCTATAGTGGAGTTTCTTCCTTCGCTGAAGAGTTTGTGGAGTTGATCAAATGAGATATCATGACCAGGTGAATGTTCTCAGAAACCTGCTGGAACAAACTCGTGAAGATAGCCATGATGTGGTGGTGAACTGTTTCCTAGAGCTTCAAGATGCTCATGATGAAGACATCTTAAAGGAGATTTTAGAAACTGCTAAAGGGGTTTCTGAACTGGCAGATGGGTGTCTGGATGAAGCCTTAGAGTTTCTTTCAGACTGATGATCGGCTGTTTCCTACCTTTAAACTAAATAACTGATGAAAATCCAGGTAACTTCAAATCTTGAAGTTCAGAAAATCAGAACAAAATCCACTCCCTGGATTTTGATTTCTGATCACCCTGATGAGTTTGTCGGGAAGAGTGATCCCAGAAACCTTCTGGTTCTCTCTTTTCCCGACCTCACTCCTTCTGAGTGTACCGGACCATTCTCGGGGTTTAAAGATGAGTTGTGTTCTGAAGAACATGTCCGGAGGATTATAGAGTTTGCTAGGTCTTTTCTCTCTGAAGAGTTGCTCCTAGTTTCCTGTGATATGGGAGTCTCTAGATCGGCAGCAGTGGGTAATGGGTTGATCGAGGTGTTTGATCTTCCACAACCTTTGTTTAGACCCCCACAACATCAGCCAAATCCATGGATAAAAGAACTTTTTAAAAACCACAAAGGATTGCAATGAAGACACTAAGAGATTTTTTGATAGAAACAGACATTAACTTAGAGGCATTCCTAATGGGGAATATCCGGGTCTATGAAATTAAATCAATGTCTGATTTAAAACCAGATTCGTTAAGCATGAATTCACCTCCCAGAGATAAATTGTTGACTATCTTAATATCAGCTATAGATAATAAACTGTATGTGACATCTAGAGAAATGAAGTTTGTAAAGGGAGTGAACTCAACGACTCATGCTTCAATATTTACTCATTCTAACCTAAAACAAAAATTTAGCTCCTTAGATGCTGCTATACAAGCTAAATCAGCTATTCCTTTTATTGGAATACTCGATACAGGTAACTCTAAATTTGCATTACCTCCATCTCCACATTCCCCTATATCAATATCTGATTATGCTACTGTTATACCAAAATATAAATCTGGCGAATTTGATGATACATGGGGATGGTTAAATGATTTGTTCGAGAGTTCATTCTTAAATAAAGTAAAATCAATAATATCAAGCAGATAGATTTTAACTAAATAGGAATAAGAAAAATTTAAACAAGGAAAACTAAGAATGAAGACATTCAGAGAATTTTTACTGGAGTATGGTATGGGATCTCTAAAATCAGGAGATTCTGCAGGAACCGTAGATTTCAAAACCCCCAAAGAATATCTAAAGTTCGATTTAGGTACGGTAAAAGGTTTAAACGATGCTTTTAGTTCATTCACAACAAAATTGAATGGAGCATTCTCTCAGGTTAGTAATGAAAACAACTTCTTCGGAGAAGAATCAAATGGTTATAAATTCAATCTAAAATTAGTTTCTGATGCAAAAAAAGCTGCGGGTGCTTTGGGCGAATTTGCTAGAAAAGCAGGGTTTAAGGTCAAAGTTAACGGTAAAGTAACTCCTTTCTTCCTAAAAGAATCTGACCTATCTCCAAACAACACCGTTCTCCTAGTAAAGGCGTGAACCACTTCTAGATCAACCTTAGTGAGAAATTAAAATGTCTGAAACTAAGTTGTTTCTTATTTCTGTACCTAATCAGAACCTGTTGGTTAGTGACTTACTTTCAGTTGACCAATTCAAACAGGTTCTGAACTCCTTTAGGGGTCGCTTCCTTTATCTTTATCAAGGTGAAGATGTAGGAACTGACCTACTAGAGTTCATTCAATCCATTCAGAATAATCCCCCTGACCCAGAATTTCAAGATTTCCAACAACTGTTTAACACTTTCACCATCAATGAAGAAAACTTGGAATGTTCGATTCTTTCTGATTTGAAAGATTCAGAAGGAGTTTCCAACTTCATCACTATAGATGGATGCTACAAATTCTCTGAGGTTATAGACAGGTGTAGGGTTGATGGTATAGAGGTAGTTTATGGGGTGGAATCCAGCTACATTGAAAATATCTTTGACGATTTAAATTGTGTCTTACAGATGGTTGAACCACTCTTTCAGACTGACTACCACTCAAGACTTCAAGATGAGATAGAGAATGGGAAAGACAAGGAAATTCTAGCCTATCTGGGGGAGGATGACCGTCTTTATATTCTTGAAGGGTTCCCAACCTTGTTGAGAACCTACTACTTTGGTCAAGACTCAGAAGTCAGAATCAAGTGCATTGACTATCAACACTAAAAGGATCCTAATGTCATCTGATCTACTAGCCTACACTATCTCAGATCTTTGTGAACTGATTAAAATTGCTTTAGATTCTAGAAAGATAGACAAAGCCCAAGAGCTCTTAGACGCCTTAAAGCTGTTGATCTCAGGCGTGGACTAATTCGACCCTAGCATCTTCAGTTGCAGCGGTAAACTTTAACCAGGTCAGTGGGTAGTCAACTACAATCTCAGATCTTGCTGAAGCCGGACCGTCATCTATCTCTTCCCATTCTGAATCATCTACCAGTTTATAGGTCATGGTTAGAGTTCCGCCAGAACCAGGAATAAGGGCTATGGTGATAGGGGAGTAAAAGGTAGGGATGTTGTATTCTACACTTTCCCCTGCAGGAATATCTTTTGAAAACTGTCTTAGTGCCATTGGTAAACCTCCTAGTCTTTATCCTATTTAGTTTTAAACTAAATAGGATTTGATTAGTGTCAACCTTCTTAGGAGATCTTTATGCGATTCACTGTGGTTCAATCAACTGATAGAAAAGGTAATCCCGAATTTTTTGCTACAGGTGACTTTAAAAATCCTGAGGGTGTCTATGTCCCTTATTCGAGGTGGTTAAACCCTTCAGAGATTAAAGCTTACTTAGAAAATCCAGAATCCATTGATGAGATTATGGATGACTACCGTCTCACTGCTTTCAAGTTGAACGAAAGAGCTGCCTCCAATACCCCTAATCCGTTTGAACCTTCGGCGGCTGTTGCCAGAGCCATTGTCTATACTGACACCATTACTATGCGACAGGCAAGGAGTATTCTAGCTTCTGAAGGTCTCTTGGAGAAGGTAGATTCATTGATTCAGAATCTACCAGGCAGTCTAGGAGTTCAAGCCAGGATTGACTGGGAATATGCTACTGAGGTAAATCGAGACTACCCTCTCTTTAAGCTTCTAGTCTCCGAATTAGGGCTAACCACTAACGCTGTTTCTGAACTGTTCGATAGAGCTAAGAGATTGTGAAGAATGTCACTTTAGCATGACCGACAAAAACCAATTGGTCGATCTAGCTCTTAATGCCTTCTTTAAGTTTCTATTCATTGAGGAGAAGGACAGAAAAAGAAATCTTAGAACACTTTACTCCAGCAGAAAGTTTTCATCTCAACAAGAAGGAAGTCTTCCTCAAATTCTTAATCAGCCAAGGAAGGTTAAAAATGTACCTTAAATGTTTTCTGCTACCACTTCTGATAGTCTCTTCAACTGGTTCTGCCAGTCCCTCATGTCCCCCTCCAGTTACCTTTCAGATAGCTACAACTAACCTTTCTGAAAAATGCTCTGATTTCTCCGATGGTCCCACTAAAGGCATCATCTATGACATCAAGGTGATAGACGGAGACACCTTAAAGGCTAAGTGGACAGTCCCTTATCCTACCTTAGAAACTATCTATCTCAGAATAGCTGGAATGGATGCCCCGGAACTGTTTCACCCTAAATGTCAGAAAGAAAAAGAACTGGCTTTACTAGCCAAATTAGAACTCGAGGATATTATCTCTGGAAAGTTCCATTTCGACATTCTTGAATGGGACAAGTACGGGGGGAGAATTCTGGTCAATCTCATCTCTGAGACTAAGGAATCTGTACCCGATCTGTTAGTCTCAAAGGGCTTAGCAGTCTACTATCATGGGGAAGAAAAACAGAAAGATTGGTGTGCTGAGTAAGTTGTTGAAATCTAACAGGAAGAAATAGCTTGACTTTCCTGCCAAGATCAACTACACTTAGTTCATGTTCACTAAGAAGGAAACAGAGATGTCCAGTTCCCCCCAAGAAGTAACCGTAGCTCTCTACTCCCGTGCTGATTTGATTGCTACACTTCCAGAAGTAGGAGATAGCTTAGTTAATATCGGTAAGTCCATTGATCTTAAGATCAAGAAACTGGTGGAACTGGTGAATGATATTCGTTCTGATGAAGCTGACTTACTGGTTGATGTCTGTGAACACTGGAGCAACGAAGAGATTAGCAACTCCATTGGTAATGCTCTTGATGAATTAAATTCTAGGCCGTTTGTGGTTGATGTCGAATGAACTACCACTAAATAAGAAACAAGGGACTTTTTAGTCCCTTTTTCATTTCGCCCCACATCCACTTAGTCCTTTCAACTCCTGTAAAGGGATGTATCAATCAAGGAGTCCTTCATGGTAGTTTTAACATCTAAAGGCCTCCTTCAGAGGAGTCCTTATGCACAAAGCTCTTTTACTCTGCTTAGCTCTTAATATCTATTACGAGTCCCGAGGAGAACCTGAGATCGGTCAGATAGCCGTAGCTCATGTTACCCAGAACAGAGTCAACAAAAACAATTCCAGTATCTGTAAGGAAGTCTTCAAGAAGAATCAGTTTTCTTGGACTCGAAAGTCTTACAGAATCCCCCAAAGTTCAGATCCCGCCTGGCAGAAGTCTTTAAAGATAGCTAAAACCTTTAATACCCATAAAGATCCTACCGGGGGGTGCCTGTACTTCTCTGGTCAGGAGATAAAGATGAATAGGAGACAGGTTAAAAAGATAGGTAATCACCGATTTTACCGGTAGTTTTGACTAAATAGGGAAAATTGCAGAAGGAAGTTATTTTAAATGAAATCTATCGGTAAAGTTATCTCCAGTGCAGCTATTCTCCTACTCTCCAGTTGTTCAACCTTAGAACGTGGCCAACTTGCAGATGTAGGAACCACTTTCATTGCTCTAGAACGGGGGTTTGTTGAAGGAAATCCACTTATGAGTGGCCTAAACATTCCTTGGATGCTTGCAGCTAAAATGGCGTATGCAGAAGGTATCAAGTGGCTCATGCCAGAACCCTACTGTACTCCATCAGCTTGGATTGGCGGGACTATTGGCTATGGGGCTGCGTTCTGGAATCTAGGAGTGATGGCTGGCTCTGGCCCTGCTGGTATTGCAGTCTTTCTAGTAGCCTCATACCTTATTAAAGATAACACTATAGCCTCTGCTAGATACACTTGCACACACAGGAATGCTTATGTACCAGTGGAGATTGATTTTGGGCTTAATCCTAATTGGTTCAATGACAAGTTCTAAACCCATCCTTTCTTGGAGGTGAACATGGTCACAGTAGTTTTTCAAATTCACGGTTCCCCTGAACTAGAATTTGTGGTCTTCGAGTCTAGCAGAAAAGCATCTAAGTGGATTGAAGACAACTTCTTGGAGTTTTCATCATGTGAACTTCATGTCCTAAAAGATAAGTGAGCTGGAGATAGCCATGAGTGAATTTAAATTGCTTCAATTTGAGTCCTGTTTAGATGAAGTTTTGTGCTCCATTGAAGACGCTATCTACCAAGCTGAAGTGATTGCTGAAGACTGTGATGGTCAATGGGAAGCACTCAATGTGACTTTAGAGAGACTGAAGAGCTTAAAGACTGGCTGGGAGAATGTTTTGGACCGAAATGTTCAGGTAGCTATTGATGAAGAACGGGTAGAATTTAAACGACAAAGTGATTTATTTGATGCACAGAGTAGGTGACTAATGGAACTAACCCACGATCAAAAGGCTATTCATTTTGAAACCTGGGAACACATCCACCAGGTTCGGAAGATTCTTCATGAAGTTCAAAAAGAACTTTTAGATAGAGCGTTGAGCCACGACCAAAGCAAGATTCATTCCGAGGAAGAATGTGCAACCTTTGCAGAGTTCACTCCTAAACTTAAAAATCTTGAATATGGGTCAGAAGCCTATTCGCAATGTCTTAAAGATATGGGACCTGCGGTAAGGCATCACCAAACCTCAAATAGACATCACCCAGAAGCATTTGACCGTGGCATTGATGGAATGAATTTGATTGATGTGCTAGAGATGTTTTGTGATTGGAAGGCAGCTACCCTTAGAACAAAAGATGGAGACATCAGAAAGAGTCTTGAGATTCAACGGAAACGGTTTAAAATCTCAGACCAGTTGATGAACATTCTTTATAACTCCATTCCACTGATTGAAAAATGCTAACCGTCACCCTAGGTAGACGTCACATCTTTGTGAATTTATTTTTGGTAAACTTGTTGACATCCTCCAAAAATCCAACTATAATTCATCCATAGTTTGGACAACGAGGAAGGTGAAATGTCAAACTTCGAAAGTCAGGTATGTTCCAGGTGTGGTGGCTCCGGGCATTTTTCCTTTAATCTCATGCACGGGACAGTGTGCTACGGTTGTTCTGGTTCTGGAGTAAAGTACACCAAACGTGGTCTGGCCGCTAAAGAGTTTTTTCGGAGTCTCATGGAAGTGCCAGTTGAAGAACTTCAAGTCGGTGACTACATTCAGGTGTTTCGGACTGATTCAAAATTCAAAGAAGTGGTCATCAAAGATTCTGGGACCAGTAAAGAACTGGGTGCTAAAAATTGTACCACCTCTTATGGTGGAGAACATGCCAATGACCAAATGTTCTATCTGGAAGTGAAGAGTGGGGAAGGGATCCTAGTCTACCCTAAGACTTTAATTCGGAAAGCTCAGTCTAAAGAAGAGAAAGAAGAGAAACTTCGGTTGGCTCTGGCCTTTCAAGACACGTTGACTGCTAGTGGCAAACCTAAGAAACGAGGTGTGAAATGAACAAGATTTTAGTGACCTGCCTGGTAGATTTGCAGCCTGAAAACATTACAACAGATGTGAAGCCACCTAAAGGTAAGTTAGTTGTAAAAAATGACAGGATTCACTCAGACCGGGTAATCCTTAACCTAGAAGGTACCGATTTCATTGTCAATGCGGGTGAGCTTCAGATGGCAATCCAGAATGCGTTGAATGCACATTAACTATTCAAAATGAATTGAGGAGTTACCGAATGAGTGTTGACACCACCTTACCCCCTGGGTCTTATTGGATTGGAGATCCCACCTTTGTTTTTCCTCACGCTGGAAGGTTCATGAGAAAGTGGGAGGAGATAGTAGATGAATTGATTGATCATTCCCAAGTAACTGCTGATAATGGGTTGATCAAAATCTGGGCAGACACAACCCAGTTTGGCAATGGAGACTATAGTTCTAAAAAACCGTAGATTCTAGTCTAACAGTTCTTCTAGACGTTTCACGAAGGATGCTAAGTGATGATGCTCATCAAATAGACTTATAACCTCTCCACGTCTGTATTCGACACACTCTGCCGAAGAGGGTTTAGGGAAACCCTCAAACTCCTGACCAGTTAGGATTCTAAATCCCTCCTGGAGAATGTTCTTTGCAGCGTTATGATCTCTATGGTGTCTTGAACCACAAGAAGGACAAGTCCATTCTCGAATAGACAAAGGCATCTTATCCATCTTGAAGCCACAGGAAGAACAGGTCTTGGAGGAAGGAAAGAACCGATCAACCTTCACCAAGGTCTTTCCATACCAGTCACACTTGTAGGCCAGCATGGCTACAAAGGAAGACCATGAAGCATTCTGAATGGCCTTAGCCAAACAGTGGTTCTTGACCATCCCCGAAACATTCAGATCTTCAAGACAGATAAGATCGTAGTTGGTCACTAAGGAAGATGAGATGTTGTGAAGGAAGTAGTTTCTCTGGTTCTTTATCTTCTCGTAGACCTTAGCCACTTTGATTCGCTGCTTTTCATACCGTCCACTCCCGTTAACCTTTCTATCTAACCGTTGTTGAGCCTTCTTCAGTACCATTTGGTTTTCATGGTACCACTTGGGGTTCTCAACAACTTGACCATCTGAAAGGATGTAAAGATCTTTGATGCCTAAATCTATCCCAACCATCTGCCCAGTCAATGGTTTAGGTTGAATCGTAACCCTAGTCAAAATGGAAACAAACCACTTCCCTGAAGGAGTCTTGGAAATCGTCACTGACCTGTATTCTACATCTTCTGGGAGTTCTCTATCAGCTATGACCTGGACGAACCCAATCTTCTCTAATCGGATTTTATGGGTTGATGTATCGTAGGAAAACTTCTGGTTTGGAAGTCTATATGAATCGTTTCTTCCCTTCTTCTTCTTTTTGGGTCTACCAAGCTTCTTCTTCCGATTCTTGTTGAAGAATTGTTTCTTGGTCTCTTCAAAGTTGCGTTGAGTTTGCTGAAGAGCAGCAGCAGAGACGTCTCCTAACCAATAGAATTCAGGGTTGTCTTTAAGAGTCTTAGAGGTGACTTTCTCTGGCGGGTTATCAGGATTCCAAGAATTGAAGTTGGTGACCATCTTGTTCCAGACAAACCGACAACACCCAACAGTCTTGTTCAACAAGACTGATTGTTCTGGAGTTGGTTCTAATCGAAACTTGAAGGCTTTAAAGGTTGACATGAGTTCTCGGTGTTAAATAGTTTAAAATTGACGAATTCTACACTCTTATTTATAGGGATTTAAATTTGTCAACTATACTTTTGCAGTAGATTCAGAATTGCTTGGCATCGTTCCACAAGCAACTGTTGACTACCTGGGGGAAGATCAAAAACTCCTTACCTCCTTAGGCCAATTCTTCCACTCCGAAATTCCCTTTAAGGTAGAGATGGCTTTTGGGTAGTATCGAAAAACTGTAAAGTCTAAACCGTACAGTTGTTCTTCTAGACGTTTCATCAAAGTTGCTTTATAACCCATTGGGAGATAAAGACTTATAACCTCTCCACGTCTGTATTCGACATACTCTGCCGAAGAAGGTTTCTAAAAAACCTTCAAAATTAACCCTCTTATTGGTTTTCTAAGAGGACTAAGAGTGTAGAGTTCTTACGGGTTCTACACGGTTATTTATAGTGATTTAAATTTGTCAACTATACTTTAAGTTTGGGTCAATTGAGATAGACACAACCCAACCCCTACGACTGTACAAGGAAGATGGATATGATTATTAAAACCTTTGAACTCTCCATCTCGTTTCTATATGAATTCAATGATGCCTTATATAGCATGGGCACCCTTTCTGCTTTTATTGAAACAATCGAGGTTGCCGGAAAGAAGCATCCTGTGTTAAATCAGTTCAGGACTGCAGATAGTCAATACCTCATTTCAGAACTTAAACGGTCTGCATATCGGCTGTTAGAGATTATAGAAGAGAATGAAGGTGGGGTGATGGAAACAACCAAACTACTGGCCGAACGGAAAGAGTTAATGGAACATCTCTCCTTCTACCTGGGAAAGGATACCGTTGAAGAATTTTCAGACTATGTTCGTTTAGGAGTTTGACTATGAAAAATAGTGATCATGAAAACATATACTCACTTATTGCAGCTACTTCTATCGCCTTAAATAGCTTAGCTAAGGAGTTATCCCGGAAAAGGTTGTATGAGCAACTTAAAACTCTACAAGAATCATCGGTAGGTCTTATTTCTACCGATGAAGTGTCAAACTTATTAAAAAGTGGTTTAGTAGAAGTACCCGATGAAAGTGGACAAGGCTTTCGGACAGAACTTTCATTTGGTCTTTCAGACGAAAAGAGTGTTCCTGGTGGACATGCTCCACTGACAATGTCACTTTGATTAAACTTTAAGAGGAATGGCCGAGTGGTCTAAAGCACTCCCCTGCTAAGGGAGCATGGGGGAAACTCCATCGAGGGTTCGAATCCCTCTTCCTCTGCCAATTTGAGAAATGGTTATGCTTAAGATCTGCTATTTCAATGGTTTTGCTGGATCCCCTAATCCTCTAGGGGAAAAAGTTAGTCTACTTAAAGACTTTGGTGAGGTCTTTCCCGTAGACACCGAAGGGGCCTATTCAGTTCCAGCCTACCAGAAAGCCTTTCATGAAACTCTAGAAAAGAATGACATCCGTCTTTCAGATCCTTTAGTCTTCTTTGGTACCTCCTTGGGGGGATTCTGGGCTAGAACTTTGGGATATGCCTACTCTGTTCCCTGGATTGCATTGAACCCAAGCCTTTCTCCATCCGAAGAGCTTCTACAATTCACCGGGAAGAACACTGTCTTTGACACGGGACAAAGGTTTACCTGGACTAAACAAGAGTGTTCTGTTTATCTCCCTATTGAAAACTCGGTTAAAGATTATCTGGAGATTCCAGGACTTATCATTGTTGCTAAAGATGATGATGTTTTGACCACTAAAGGATTAGCAGAAGCTTCTAAGAAATGTGCATTTGTTCAGGTAGAAAGCGGGGGTCATAGACTCTTAAATACCAGGGGTTATCAAGACTATATCAAAGAGTTTCTCGATAACCTGCTAATTTAAATCCCTATTCAGACGTGGAGAGGTTTAAAGCAACTTTGATGAAGCGTCTAGAATAACTGTAAGGGTTAGACTTTACAGTTCTTCAATCCTACTTAAAAGGAATTAAAATGAAAACATTTCAGAATTTCATCTTAGAGAAGATGATTAATGTCTTTTCTATTGAGGAAAAACAGCCATTCCTTGAAGAAGTTTGGACTCTAATCCAAAAATCGTATGCCCCCATTGGGGGGACTAAAGGGTTTGGCTTTGACTCTAAGGAGTCTTTCATCAAACTCATCCCTTTCTGGAAACTGCTAAGAAAGAATGGAAAGGTTGTAGCTGCTGTGGTATACAGGGACAGGGGAGGGAGGAAGCTAGTTGCTGTTGCTTCTGATGGATCCCCCGAAGGGAGACAAGGAATCATTCAGATTTTTAAGGAAGAACTCAGCACTAAGAGATCTTTCTTTGAAATTTCTGGGCCATTACTGAAGTTCTTGTTCAACAATCTAGGAGAGTTTTTCTTAAAGGACAATGCAATCTCATTCAATGAGGTTTCTGAAATTCTGAGAAGCGACACTATCTTCGAGGTGGAGAAAGATAGTCCTGAACTTAAGATGTTTCCTAGTCTTTCTAAATTCTTCTACCAGCGAGAGATAGGCGGACATCTCCACACCAAGATTCTTCTTGGGAGACCTGGAAACCATATCATTTTTAAATGAAGTTTCCACTAAATAGGAGAAGATCAAACTCTAAAGGATTTAACCAATGGCGACAATTTTCAGATATATCCCTGTACTCACTCCAGGTCCTTCAGGAACCGATTACCTTCCCAATGGAGAGAACATCACGCCTCTCTGTGAATTAGGTGAATATAGATATGTCTCCGTCCCAGAGGGGGGTGAAGTGGATGTTCCCCCAGAACTATCTACTTGGGAAGAAGTTACCATCACCCCAGAACTCCGGGAGTCTATTAAAGCAGCAAGTCACCTCTGTGCATTCTACCGAGATCTGTTCATTCAGTCTATTAGGAGAAAACACTCGTTAGATGATGAACTGTATTATGCTCGTATTGCTTCTGGTACTCTCCTTGGAAGCTATACCTTTCAATCTGGGGAAGCTGAATTATTAGGGACATACCAGGCTGATGTAGAGGCTGCTCGAGAAGTTCTACATCAACGTTATTCAGACCTAGGTCTGTGAAGGTATCCTAAATGGCAGCTCTTAATTTTCCAACCAATCCCCTGTTAAATGATATCTATACCGCTAATGATTCATCCTGGAAATGGAATGGAGTAGGGTGGGTTAGATGCCCTGATAGTTTAGTGTCTGATTTTGCAAAGACGTTGATCAGTGATGGAAATGCCCAAGCAGCACGAACCACGCTAGGGTTAGGGTCTGCCGCTACTACCCAGGTTACTGGATCTGCTACAGTTGGGGGAACTAATCCTATATCATCAGATTGGGCGTATGATCATTTGGTTGATTGGCATACCCCTGAAAACGATATAGGTGATCCAGGGGGGTTAGGCTTTGGGGTTGGGATCTACCCTGGAGTTCTTCCGGTGGGCTTTTCAGTAATGCAAGGTTCCTTAGATGCCTCTTCAGACAACTATGGGAATTACCAGTACTCAGAGGGGTCCATCATGTGCTGGATTCCTCTCTTCTACTACCGGATTGGACATGCTGATAACCCGACCTATCCCACCTACCTGTTGAATTCCGTAGATATCAAGGCTGAATCTGCCTTTGTCGATGTAGCGGCAGCCAATGCGGCTGGGTATGCCCTCCATAGAGCCTTCTACGATGGAGGAGAGATAAAGCGGGGATTCTTTGTAGACAAATATGAGGTTTCCAACAATGGGGGAATTGGCAGTTCTATAAGGTTTGGAATCCCCTTGACCACTGGAGCAGCCCACAACCCGATTTCAGTTCTTAATGGGACTCCTGCAAATACCCTTGGTGGATGCTTGGTTGCCGCAAAGACCAGGGGAGCTGATTTCTTCTGCTGCTCCCTCTTCATCCATTCAGCCTTAGCCCTTCTATCCTTAGCCCATGGTCAAGCCGCCAATGGAACCGCCTTCTGCGCCTGGGCTTTGGCCTCTAAGAACTTCCCGAAGGGCAATAACAACAACGCATTAGCGGATACAGATGACACCACCGTCAAGTTTACCTCCAACGGGCATGGAACCTACCCCGCCTGTGCAAAGACAGGTTCTGTAGACCTTTTCGCCAAGACCACTCATAACGGTCAGAATTCAGGCGTGACTGATCTCAACGGCAATCTCTGGGAAGTCTCTATTGGGGCAACCTGTTCTGCAATCACAAAGACCATTGAGGCTGCGTCTAAGGCCAATCCCTGTGAAATCACCATTACCAATCATGGGTTGGAAACCGGGAGGGTGATCATGATCACTTCGGTGGTTGGGATGGCTCAGCTGAACGACAAACTCTACACCATCACCAAGACGGGGGACAACACCTTTACCTTAGATGGGGTTGATAGTTCAGGGTACACCGACTTCACTTCTGGAGTGAACTACGTATCCTATGGGTCGTTCTATGTGGCTAAGACCTCTACGGCCATGAAGACCTTTACCTCCGGGAACACCTTGGCCACTGACCACTGGGGATCAACCGGGATTGCAGCTTTGATGGAGGTCTTTACCCCGGCATTTGCTACAACGGCTGGGGTAAATGGGGTTGGCCAACGATACGGCAATTCAACCGCCCAAGTGCTTTCTTCAGATACTTCTGGGAATGGCTGGATTCTTTCTGGGTTAGGAACCCCAAAGTCAGGGGGAATGTCGGTTTCAGGGACCGTGACGTTTGGTCAGGATTACTTCTTACAATACATTAGAAATCAAATGTGCTTACTCTCCGGCGGTACCTGGTACAACACGTCTTATGCTGGTGTCTGGATCCGGTTCTGGAACTCCTATCGGACGAACTCCAACTACTATGTTGGGTTTCGGTGCGCCGCCTATCTGTGACTTGTGGGAGGGACGAGAGTCCCTCCCGGAGAACATTCTGTGAGACTCCATCCTGACAATGGTAACCTTCCTGTGAAATTATTTTTTGAAAGGTTGTTGACATCCAGGGTAGGGTCAACTATAATTCTTCTAGTTAAACAAGAGGGTGAAAAGATGTACACCACGCAAAACTTCAAAACTAAGAAAGAACTTAAAGCAGCGGTTGTTGCTGGAAAAAGGGTAACCGTCTTTCAACCTGGTCCTTTTGGTGGAACTGAACCTAAAACTGGAAAAATTACCATTGAGGGTCCCCACTACCCAGAACCACATAAGTTCTATGCGGAGGCCTGGTTGGAGAATGGAGTTGTGGTCAAGGTTAAATGAGAACTTTAGAATGTCAAGAAGGGTTTTTCATAACTACTGCTAATAAACACTAGACCTCGGAGAAACTGTATGACCACTACTCTGAATGAAGTTGATAACGCACTACACAAAGTTTTAAACAGTACTGTCTACTACCCAACTACAGAGGAGGAAACAGCTTGCCGCGCTCTGTGTATTGCGGGGTGGACAGAATTTGTGACTCGTGCTTATGAATATGGGGTTGGGTACAGAATTACGGCATTGGGGTTTAAAGAGGCTGCAAGCAGGTTGAGGAAAAGAGGCAATTTAATGAAGATAGATTAAGTAGAATGAATTTCCTACCTGACTACCATAATCCACCTTTAAACACTCTTGGAGTAATCACATGAATGAAAAACTGCTAGTTCTTGAAGATTTCAACTCCTCTATTCTTTTTGAAGAATGGCTTTACGCTATTCGAGAAATCCTAAACACTCCCGATTTCATCTGTTGCTAAAAGGAATGACCATGAACCTAGACAATGTAGACATCGAACCCATGCTAACCTTTGATAGTCCCTGGGTTGAAGCTATTGGAGAAGTAATCCAACTTGCAGATTTCTTTGATCTCCTGACAGAAATGTTGTCGTTTGCTTAACTCGGAGGACTACTAATGGCCACTGAACTAAAACAATGTTCCCCTTGCAAAGCCACCTTGGCTTCTGAATTTCAAGATAAGACCTATGGGACTAAGATGAGGGTGTTTAATCAGATGAAAGATCCTACCCGGTATCGTTGCACCGTTTGCGTGGCTGAAAAGTCTAATAAATAGTTTCAAGAAGAGGGGGAAGTGCTCCAGGTTAGTATTCTTGGCGAGCACCCCAGACTGTTAATCTGGTGAGACTGGTTCGAACCCAGTACCTGGAGCACTTCCCACTCCACATCCCTCATTGATTGGAGTTGATCATGAGCACTCATGCGTTCATTGCGATACAGCTTTCAGAAGAATTGGTTGAAGGCATCTACTGTCATTTCGATGGCTATCCGGAAGCAGTTGGTCGAATGCTCCTCCGTTTCTATGATCTGAAAAAGACTAAGGAACTCCTAGCCTTAGGCAACATCTCTTACCTTGATGTTGAACTCTATCCCACAACCACCACTCATTCCTTTGAAACTCCTGAGGAGGGAGTGGTAGTGGCTTATGGTCGAGATCGGGGAGAAACGAATACTAAATCAATGAAATGCCGCCCATCAATGATTGATGCCCCTTATGCAGTGGATTGGATCTATCTGATAGATGAAGAAGGAACTTGGTTTGTCAGACATTGTTCAGAAAAAAAGTTCATTCCTCTTTTATCCGTTCTCTCTAAGAGGGCTAATTGAAATGAGCCGCCATGATTCAGATGCTTTGTTGGCAGTAGCTCTGGTCTTTGCGATCTGTGTAGGGATAGCAGTTTTTTCAATAATCTTCAGTCTAATAATTCGGTAAGGGTAGGTGGCAAGTGAACATCGACAAGTTCTTAGCTCTCCCAGAAGTGCCCTGGGATGAAGAAACACCCCTCTTCTCTGACATCACCCAACGATTCTATCAGGAACTGTGGGAGGTTGAAGCTAATCTTGAAGAAGGTCAGGAGATAAATGATCTACAACTGTTGGCCACCAAACCAGTCTTTGTCCGTGAATTAGATTCTTCCTGGTGTGAAAACGACTTGGAATTTGATGAAGAACCCCCGGGTGAAGTGTTGAAAGCCATGGATGAGTTCAATAAGGCAGTTGCTGGAATCATCATTTCCTACACCCCTGTTCAAAAACGAATCAAGTTAGATTGACAAACAATCCCCACTATCCCCGAAGCGGTCTTCTAAACCGCCGGCATATAATATCGGGAAGGATGCCAGAGATTCGATTTCTCTAGTGGGGTCCATTTTTTGGGTGTCTAGTTCAACGGTAGAACATAGCCCTTTTAAGGCTTCGATTGTGGGTTCGATTCCCCGGACACCTACCAATTCATAGTCAAAGTGACTAAATCATGAAAAACAGTTTTGCTACTTTGTTTAATTCACTCTCCCCTGAGACTGCTAAGAAAAGCACCCTTCATGACCTAGGCAATGAACCCGGGTTTCGAAGACTTGAACGGGATGAGATTGTTGAAGAAGGTGATGAAACATTTGGAGTTCTAGGTCAACAATGGACTTCTGCAAATATCTACCAGGTAGGACGTCTCTCTAAAGATGTTGGAGGGTTCACTCTCTGGCGAAGGTCAGTAGGAATCTAGCCTAAGTCAACCTAAAACAATGGAGTGGTAGCTCAACGGGTTAGAGCACTGGCCTGTCACGCCAGAGGTTGTGGGTTCGAAACCCATCCACTTCGCCACCTTATTTAGTGGTTTCCTTGGAGATAACGAATGGGCGGTAATGCGTTTCCTAATCTGAAGCTAGTAAGGTTGTCGGCCAAAGACTATATCGACTTTGAAAACGAAATTACCTCTTCCCTTAGAACCGAGTTTCTAGACATTCGATTCTACACCATTCCCTCCTATCGAGAAAAAGAGTCATTTGGGGATTGTGACCTCCTCTATGTCCCCTCAAACGATAAAGAGGTAATCTCGAAGTTTGGTCAGTGTCTAGGGGCTGTTGCCACCGTACGAAATGGTCCGACTACCTCTTATGCCATTCCTTGGCATGGGCAGTTGTTTCAGCTTGACATGATCAGGGAATCAAAAGAGACCGTAGACTTTGCTCGATCCTATTTCTCCTTCAATGATCTAGGTAATCTCATAGGACGAATTTTTCACAGAGCTGGATTTAAGTTTGGTCATAAAGGCCTTCAGTTTATTGCCAGAGAAGAAGGGAATGAGTCTCATGTTCTTAGAGAGATAACCCTGACTACTTCTTTTAGATCAGCTCTTGAATTCCTTGGATATGACTATGATCGGTGGGTTCGTGGTTTTGAGACATTAGAGGACATCTTTAAGTTTGCAGTGTCTATTCCGTTGGCTTCTAGGACAATTTTTAGACTTGAAGAAACCAATCATGCTGCTAGGATT